CAGATAAGGTTTTTATCTGTTGAATTGTTTGAAGTAATTCCGAAAGGCAATTCTTTCTATAATATGCAAGATGAAAAAGAAGCAGCATTGTATTTTGCAAAATATTATGAGAGATGTGGGTCTGGATCTTATGGCGTGAGACAACAAAATGCTACAAAAGCATTACAGTATTTCGTGAAGTAAGAAAAAGACAGATATGTTTAACAAGTATTAAAAATAGTAAAACATATTTAAGAATGAGTGTCAAGCTAAGAATTTAATTTATAAGAATATTATAGCCAGCTATCTATGAGTTGGCTATATTACATAAATTAATTTACAGAAAAAATAAGATTTTTATAAAATATTTAAATTTTTTACTGTATAATATTACATGGTAATTTTTACCATTGTTTTGTGAATAGCTTTATTAATCATATGCATTCCCCTTTCAATGATACATATGATACAAAGCAACAAAGTCCAAACGGTGAAAGCCCGACAAGACTTGAGAGAAAGAGCTTGGCAATTTTTAAAATTCTAATTTAGATTATACGCTAAATTAGATATAGAATAAAAATAATTTAAGGAGATATTAGCTATGAAAAAGTCAGTTAATTTTAATTATAATTCACTAATTAAAACAGCTGGCGGAGCTATGCCTAAATTTGATTATTCAAGACCACCAGAGTGGCGTCATTGGTTATTCAGTGAGTAAAAATACTCGATAATCTAGTGACGCTTATAATGATTAAATTCATTTAAGCGTCATTTTTTATGCTTAAAATATTTATAAAATTTGTTAAAATATATAAATTCGTATCGTATAATAAATATGTAATTAAATATGAAGTGAAAAGGGACTCATAAGGCTGACAAAAAGTGTAGGCACTGAGGTTAGTTCGACTCTAACTCACTTCCACAAGGTTAAGAGATAAGCCAAGATGTTTTTGCAAGAACGTCAAAATCTCCTGAGAGACGCGAAACTCCGAAAGTACAACACACTACAATGTATGGACGAAAAAGCCTTCAATGGTATTCTGCAAGAAGTAAAATACAGAATCAGACTTATTCATTAGTGTGATGTAGATAAGTCATTTAATATGCGGGCGTGGTGGAATGGCAGACACGATAGATTTAGGATCTATTGCCAAAAGCGTGCAGGTTCAAGTCCTGTCGCCCGCACCAAATGGTACCATTAACCGAAAGTCCAGACCGTTAAAGGAGTCGGCGAACGGGAAAGATATAATAATAAATCAAACTCCCGCCTGGCACGCGGACGGAATCTTTCTAGAAAGTCAAGGCCTCATGAACCTTGTGTCCGCAACCAAAAACAATGCGGTATAGTTACCGCTTTATATATGCGCCATTAGCTCAGTAGGAAGAGCAAAGCACTTTTAATGCTTAGGTCCCGCGTTCGAGCCGCGGATGGCGCACCAAACCTAATATCACGATATAGCTTATGTGGTAAAGCATCCGAATCCCAGGAAAAAGACCAAGATTGATTTCTTGAAGATAAGTAGGTTCAAGTCCTGCTGTCGTGTCCAAGAGGTTGAGCCCCTCTGTACAAGGCTACCACGTGTTCCTACGAAAGTGGAGAGTTTTGAAAGTGATTTATCTATAAAACTTTCCCCCTTATAGTTCTTACTGCTTGTTCATCTAAGTTTGGGGTCAATAACTTAATCTAAAGTGTAAGTAGCGGAATTAATTTACTTCCGAAAATAGGATAAGGAAACCGGTCCTGTAAATTAATTTTTTAGATGAGTATACAAGAAGTCAAAGTAAGGGACCGTAATCTCTACTGATTAACCTTAGTATACATGTGGGTTATACAGTTTCGTTGGTGCAACTCCAACCTCATCTGTTTTATTTTATATGGAAAGATATACCGTAAGTGGTAGCGGGGCAGACTGTAAATCTGTTGCCTCAGGCTCGGGTGGTTCGACTCCATCTCTTTCCACCACGTTGCCGTTTGTAGCAAATAGTCGTTGGGTCAGAGGTAGTAATCAGCCGGCTTAGATTATTATCGTAACGAGATTCGCGGTTGAGGGACCTTAACTTCGCCAAAAATCTAGGTGTAATTCAGTTGGTAGAATGCTTGATTTGGGATCAAGATGCCGCAGGTTCGAGTCCTGTCACTTAGACCAGAAGGGCAGAGAGCAAATGTCCGCCAGCCCTAGTGCTTAAATGAAAGTAATTACTAAGTAAATCTTGCTGCGCATATAGATTGAAAACGTTATTAGTAGTTGAAAGCAGGTCAAGAGAGGCGAGATGTGTGGTTCTAGGGAATCCTTAACCTATTTATATGTACAGTGCCTACGAGTCAGTAAAGAAGCCGCAATTAGTGGTAGCCCAGTGTGTGGAGTGACTTTTAGCTGTGAGAGCTATCGGGGTCAACACTGTATAACATGCAGCACTGGTGTTTAATGGCTAGCATCTCTGCCTTCCAAGCAGATGGTACGAGTTCGAGTCTCGTGTGTTGCTCCACTTGTAGGTAGCTCCTACTGATTTGAGCGGTTTGCTTGCCCTCAAAAAGAATGAAAATGACATAACAGAATAGGTTTTAGTGACGTAATCAGCTGTAATGACGTGCTACTGGCATTATGCGAGACCTTAAAAATTTAACGGTTCGACCGTTAAGGAAACTACGGTAGTCTGGTATGAAAGGCTATGAACCTGGATGGAATTTATTCTATTATGTAAAAGTATTATTTATACGCACTTGTGGCGAAATTGGCAAACGCGCTATCTTGAGGGGGTAGTGATCGAAAGGTCTTGTGGGTTCGAGTCCCACCAGGTGCACCATAATTTATACTAAAGAAACAATGGAGAATTAAAAATGGCTATTAAGTATATTACTATTCCAGAAAAGAAAATGACTGTAGGTATTTTGGAAAATACAGAATTTGATGCAGTTCTTGCTATTCAAAAGAAATTAGAAGGTACTTCACTTGGTTGTACTTGGACTAGCTACTTAATGCCAACAAGTTTTAAGTCTTCTACTGTATGTCATCCTGATGATGAGTTCGATGTTGAGGTTGGTAAACAGGTAGTTAAAGATAAACTATTGAAAAACTACTATAAGAGTCTCGATAAGAAGTTTAATCAGTTTGAGCAGGATGTTAAAAAGCTCTATGATAACTTATTTGTAGACGAAAAGTCGGAGCTTTAAAATACATAAACCTACTATTGTATGGGTGGTAAATAGCGGTAAGTATATATCGACATAGCCGGTTGAAAGTATACCGGATATACCAAATAGGTGAGAAGCCTTTTAAATATATGGAGAGGTACCGAAGTGGTTATAACGGAACGGTCTTGAAAACCGTCGACCCGAAAGGGTCCGTGGGTTCGAATCCCACCCTCTCCGCCACGATTAAATTTAAGGGAGTTGTTTTTATGACTAGAGACGCACAGTATTTTGAAAATCGTATTGCACTTTTGTCAGGTCGTGATCGAGATAATAACAGCATTATTAAAAAGCTTCAGAGACAGCTTCGTAAAGAGTTAGCGAAAAATAAATAATTTAGTTTATTTTATTAGCTAAATTATATTGCAGCATAAAACAATGTCAATGAAGTTTTAGACAACCGGTGCTTGCACTGCTTGTATTTTTGTAATTGATTTTATATTCCTCGTTAGTCCAGTAGGTAGAACGGCGGACTGTTAATCCGTATGTCGGTGGTTCGAGTCCACCACGAGGAGCCAGGTGGGTTTCGTAGAGTTACCGTTGAATAACTATGTGCTTGTCGTTTTAAGAAACGAGTGGGTATAAAGCCCCACAAATATCAAATAGTAAGGGCACATGCGAGCTATGAAACCAGAAGTTAAGTAGTGAAGGAAGCATGGGTGTGGCTGGTTACCGCTTTATCAAAAATCATAGTGTTAACTATGTGAGGTAAAGATGTCTATGTGGTGATATCTACTGTGAACTGTTGTGCGAGTTCACCTATTTGATAGGGCTGGTTGAAAGACCCTGGTCCATCGAGTAAGGGAACATATCCCTTAACAAAATCCTTAATGGTCATTGTGCTGACAATGTGGTAATCTGAAACATAGAATTTTGGTGTAAAGACTAAAATGTTTGGGCAAACGATAAATGCTCCCAAATTTGCTTATTAAGGAATAAGATAGTTGGCAGACAACGATAAAATCAGTTATAGCCTGTACCCTTGAGAAACTCGTATCAGGTAATTTATATTACTGTGGATAAGCAGGCAAGTAGTGAAATAAAAGGGTAAGAGAATAAACTACATTATAAAATATATCGCGGGGTAGAGCAGAGGTAGCTCACTGTCCTCATAAGTCAGGTGTCGAAGGTTCGAATCCTTCCCCCGCCTCCAAAGGTTCGCTTGTACCTTGCCAACACAAGTACGCACGGCTCAGCGGTAAATGAGCGTAACGGCAGTTCGCAGGAAGTTATGCGAACTAAGCGTTGGTACTACAGCAATGTGATACAAAGCATCGGCAATGCACTGTAGCTATATGGCAAATTGGTGTAAGGTAGCATAAGACAGAATGCCCTATCAACGGGATTGGATTGTCAGGAACTAGTTCGAGTCTAGTATTTGTCTTTTAAGCTTCTTTGTTATAGCATTAATGCGCATTATCTATGCAATCCAAGGCTACGGTAATCGACCTATAACAGAAGACAAATTGATGCATCAATCGTTTCACCAAGGTGTGAGCGGGTCAACATTCCAAGAGTAAGAACTTTGGTTGAGGAATGAGAGGTTTAATATAGATAGGATGAACAGTTAGCAACGCTTGAGGTAACCTTAAAAAACTCAGCCATGCTACCATATGGCTCCGTAGTTCAGATGGTTAGAACGCCTGCCTGTGCTTTATTAGTTTAATAGTAAAACACTCTTATAAAGAGATGCTAGTGCAAGACTAGTATAAGGCTCCACACGCAGGAGGTCGTCGGTTCGATCCCGATCGGAGTCGCCAAAGGTCTACTGTTAGGTATTTTCATACGACCTTATACAAATAAACATTTAGAAAATATGCGGGAGCTTAGAGGTACGGTAGACTTATCTACGAAGCGTTTTGACCCGGTTAAAACTCGAAACGAATCGTGTTTATAAGAAGCAATCATGAGCTCTTTTTAATCATGGTGTAGGCGAGGGTTGAGACCTGCATAACAGTCCCTCTTATATGCTGGTTTAGCTCAGTTGGTAGAGCAGCTCACTTGTAATGAGCAGGTCGGGGGTTCAAGTCCGTCAACCAGCTGACTCACAATGGACATACCTTCACGTGGTGTGAGTTGTTAATTAAACTGAATTGTCCAATAAATAAGTAACCTAGTTAGTAATGCAGCTGCTACTAAGTTACTAACTAGGTGATTCTTATGGCTTATATTTATAAAATTACAAATAATCTTAATGGCAAGGCTTACATAGGTCAAACACTTTATTCATTAGAAAAAAGGTTTGCAGAGCATTTAAAAGACAGCGCTAGAACTGGTCACAGTAAAAGACCTCTGTACAAAGCTATGTTAAAGTATGGTTATTCAGCTTTTACTATAGAAGTTGTTGAAGAACTAGCTGATGATCCAGAGCTTTTAAATGACCGAGAAATTTATTGGATTACGAAATTTCATACTTTTTGTAAAGATCCGCTTGGTCCTGGTTATAACGCTACTTTGGGTGGCGGAAGCAAGATGCTTTATGATAGACGCGCGATTATTCAGTATTTACGTAATAATAATTGTGTTAAGGATGCTGCAGAAGTTTTTAAGTGCACAAAAGACACAATTATCGATATTGCTAAAGCTGCTAATATTCAAGTTAAGTCTAGCCCGGATTTAGTAAAAGAGCTTTATAGTAAACCAATAAATATTTATGATTTAAAAAATAATTTAATTCATAGTGTTACTAATTCTTATGAAGCTGAGCAGTGGATTCGAGATAGTGGTATTTCTGATGCTAAAGGCGGCGCAATTAGAGCTCACATTCTAGAGGTTTGCAAAGGTAAACGAAAAACTGCTTATGGCTTTATATGGAGATACTTGAAAGATTAATTTGTTGAATATGACTGGCGTTAATGCTTAGGTAGCGAGGCGAAAAGTGATAGCTAAAGAACTTGCGGTGTACAGTTTCCTAACCGGCCGAGTCAGTCATATTTATATATGCCCGTTATGGCGTTGAGTGGGTTCGAATCCTACCGCGGGCACCGAGTGCTGTTAACAAGCACAAAGATTTGCAAATGTGTTTTAGTTCTGGACGTAATTAACCCAGGGCTAAGATATGGGCCCATAGCTCAATTGGGAGAGCACTAGTCCTGCAAACTAGAGGTCGCGAGTTCGACCCTCGCTGGGTCCACCAAAAGGTTTTTAAATATTTTTTAAAATTAAATTAAAATTTTAAAAAACATATTGTATAATATAATATCAACAATTTGTACCTTGAAAGATAAATATAATTACTAACTCAGTGCTAAACACAAGACACGCTTCTTGTGCTGAGAATGCAACTAAGCGAAAGCTGAACAATGTGTGATGGTAACATAAGAGGGATACCTCGGAAACCGCGCTACTTATATATGCGAGTATATGAGTTAAGGGTAGGACCCGAAACATATGTTGTATGTGCTGATGTTATAGCAAGTAATGGTAGGAAGAGTCTCGTGAGAGTAATAGAAAGCTTGGTTAATAGCTGAGCCGAATCCAAGTTAGGGTTTAGTTGGTGACTGTATTACACCTTGGAAATGCCAATAATCTCATTTGTCGTGAACCATAGAAATGTGGGTATAAGAGATTCAAGTAACCTCCTAGTAGCCGAAGACAATTAACAAAGAATTAATGCTAGTATATAATTAGGAATACTGATATTAATTTTTTCTGAATAGACGGTGAGGGGTGCAGGTAATCAATCCTGTCATAGTTTATGTAGTCCAGGGCTTGGCCGTTAACCAAGTACCCAGATTTCGTGGCAAGAAGTTAGGGGTCGCTCCCCGAAGCTCAGACTTGTCATCTATGTGACCGAATGTACTTGAATATAACAAGTGGTAAGGCGAAGGCCTAGGAATGTATTATATTTATCTTTGAATGTATAAGGTGTACCTCCTTTGTTTATTTTGCAAGGATTTTTTTTAAGAAAGTTACTTAGATATAAGTAACTTTCTTTTTTTTATTGTATGATATTATAGTAAAAGTTTATGATCAAGTAATGATGAATTGGAATATCTTTATCGATTATGTATGGGAGAATTTAAAATGAAAAAACCATTAGTTGTTAATTTAACAGGAGCTCCAGGTGCTGGAAAAAGCACTGGTGCAGCAACTATTTTTGCAGAGCTTAAAAAAGCTGGTGTTAATGCAGAACTTGTAACAGAATTTGCTAAAGATAAGACCTGGGAGCATAATATTATGGCTCTAGGTTGTCAAGAATATGTGTTTGGTAAACAGTCTTATAGATTACGTAGATGCCGAGATGATGTCGATGTGATTGTGACTGATAGCCCGCTTCCTCTTAGTATTATTTATAATACTAATCCTGCAATAACTGAGTCTTATCCAAGGTTAGTCATGGATGTTTATAATACATATGAAAATATTAATTTCTTTATTAACAGAGTTAAACCTTACAACCCTAAAGGCCGAAATCAGACAGAAGAAGAAAGTGATCGTATAAGTGTCCGCATTAAAGATTTATATAAAGGTCTTGGTATTGATTATTTTGAAATTAACGGCGATAATGAAGGTTATGACTATGCAGTTAAGACTGTATTAAGCATACTAGCAGGAGGTATAAAATATGAGTACTAAAGATGCACTTGGTGATAGAATGAAAGAATTCTATGAAAATAGGAGTAAACATTATCTACCTAGACGAGTTCCTGTAATCATTAGACTTGACGGCAAAGCTTTCCACACCTTCACTAAAGGTCTTAAGAGGCCTTATGACGAGATTTTCCACAATACTATGAATGCGACTATGAAGTATCTCTGTGAGAATATCCAGGGTTGTAAGCTTGGTTATACACAGTCAGACGAAATCACTCTTCTTCTCACAGACTATGACACTCTTGATACCGATGCTTGGTTTGGTTATAATGTGCAGAAAATGTGCAGCGTGTCAGCAAGCATGGCAACAATGGTTTTCAATAAGTATCTTAGAGAATTAATTGATAATTATTTACAGTCTGATGTATGGGTAAACCATTATTGGGAAGAAGATGTTGAGAAATATGCTAATACATTAAAGAAGGCTATTGACAATGGTGCAATGTTTGATTCTCGCTGTTTTAACATTCCTAAAGAAGAAGTTACCAACTGCTTCATCTGGCGTCAGCAGGATGCTACTCGCAACGCAATTCAGATGCTTGGTCAGTGCAACTTCTCTCATAAGGAACTACACGGTAAGTCTTGCAATGACATTCAAGATATGTTAATGACTCAGAGAGGTATCAATTTTAATGATATGCCTACTGAGTTTAAACGTGGTGTCTGCTGTAATCGTGTAGAAAAAGAAGATATTTGTATTGATTTTAAAACAAAAGAAGAGACTCGCTGTATGAGAAGTGAATGGGTAATCGATAAAGAAATTCCCATTTTTACTCAAGATAGATACTACATTGAACGGTGGGTTTACTCAGAAGGAGATAAATAAATGCCTAAGCTTTTTGTTGTTTCTGATATTCACAGTTTCTTAGAACCACTTAAAAATGCTTTAGACAGAGCAGGTTTTGACCCTAATAACGAAGAACACTGGCTGATTTCGTGCGGCGATTGCTTTGATAGGGGTCCTAATAGTATTGAATTGTTGCACTATTTAATGTCGCTTGAGCGAAAGATTCTAGTAAAAGGTAATCATGACCTACTTTTTGACGATCTTTGCGCAAGATGTTTTCCATATAGCCACGATAAGTCTAATGGCACTGTAAGAACTGTTCAAGACCTCGGTGGAAGTCCTCTTCCGGCGGATTTTGCTAAGTGCTGTGATACAGCTTTGAATAAAACGGCAGCGTATCGCGACCTACTTGTAAACTATTTTGAAACTGAAAAGTATATTTTTGTTCATAGTTGGATTCCTACTATTACTCATTATGATAAAGGTGCTAGTAAGCCTTGGCACCAGGTTGGAAAATACTACGAATACAATGAGAACTGGCGTAATGCTTCCGAGGTAGAGTGGGAAGAAGCTATGTGGGGTAATCCTTTCTGGAAAGCACAAGACGGTATGAACAAAACCGGTAAGACAATCGTATTCGGACATTGGCATTGTTCTTTAGGTCATTTATGCGATAGTCAAGGTGAGCTATCAGAGTTTGGTGATGATGCCAAGTGGGATCCGTACTTTAACGAATCTCAAGGAATCATCGGCATTGATCGCTGTACTGCACATACTGGTGAAGTTAACGTACTAGTTTTAGATGATAATTTTATTGGAGGCGATAATTAACATGGTTGCTTTTAGTAAAGAAGTTTTTATCGAGACTTTAAATAAGATTAAAGACGGCTATAAACGCCGTTCAAAGTTTGAAAAAGCTGTAACTGAAGTTTGTGATTCGTTTTTTATTTGTAATGTAGGGCAGGAGTGGCTAGACCAGCTAATAAAAGTTCTTGAGTTCGGCATGAATGATTTGCCTAATAGAAAATATGGTTCAGTAATTAGTTGGTGGCTTTGGGAAAATGTTGATAAGAAGATCTGGTGTGAAGCTGATGGAGTAAAATATGAAAAAGACCTCACTACTCCTGAAGCTTTATACGATTATTTAGTAGAAAAAGCTGGTTAATTTTTATAACCAGCTTTATTTTTTCATTCTTTATAGTGTATTATATTATAGAATAACTTATTGAGGTGTTAGTATGGCAAACAAATATGCTTGGTCGCGAAGAAGTGACGATGAAATTTGGCGGGGTGGACCGTGTGACTCGATACGAGAGTGTGTAGAGGAAGCTCAATGGGAAGAATATAAGTTAGAAGATACTTTCGCTCTTGGTCTTATTGAAAACTATGAGGTCAATTATGACTTTGCTCAAGATATTGTCGAAAGACTTTGTGAAGATGCTTGGGATGAAGTCGGTGAAGCTTCTGACGGTTGGCTTGACAGCGCTAAAAGAGAACAGTTAGATCTTTTAAATGAACGAATCGCACCTATTGTTAAAGAATGGCTGAAAGAGATAGGAGAACAGCCTAGCTTTTATAAGGTGTTGCCTTTTGAAGAGTGTACTCTCAAGGAAGCCTTAGATATTCATAATGAAAAAGTAGCAAACATGTCAAGAGGCGGCAAAATAGAAAATCAATAATACATAATAAAATAAATTAAATATAAGGAAGGTATTTAAAAATGTTTATTCTTAGTGGTGGTAAAGGTATTGGTAAAACTAAAACTTTGATTGAGCGAGTAAAAGCTGAAGATGGTATTCTTATTTGTGAGGATACGACTGCTATGCGAGAGCGTGCATATGGTTATGGTATTACTGGACTTAATTTAATGTCTTATGACGAATTGTATGCGTGCCCGATTGAGAGCTATGATAAACCTATTTACATTCATGATATTAATAAGTTTATTAAATGTGGTTTCCATGAAGTTAAAGGATATAGTGTTTGTAATGAATAATAAAAATTATTTATATGCAGTGCGTGATGCTTCGACAGGTAAGCTCGTAAGAGATATTACCAACCCTGGACATAAGTTTTGGGAAAAGCGTGGAAATTGCCAGAAAGCAATTGATGAGTATAATGATAAATTATCTGGTAATGGTTCTATGCGTTATTTTAGAACTAAATACGAAGGCCCATTGGAGCTTGTTACTTTTGAGCTTGTTGAAGTAAAAGAATAATGGTTTTAAAGAAAGTTGGTTAATTATGCCAACTTTCTTTTTATTTTGTTGTATTATATATTATTGATATAAAAATTGGAGGACTTTATTATGAAAAAGGAAGCATCTATTGATAGAAGAATGTTTAAAAAATCACCTGAAGAACTTGAACTCTACATGTATTTCAAAAAACGTGGCTTCAAGCTTGAGAACAAAAAGGGAAAGGGCTCTTATGAGCGCCGTCCTAAGCATATTTGGAGGTTTTTAAATGACTGAAAGAGAACTTAAGATTTGTGAAAGACTAAAGCACGATTATAATTATGTGAAAAATCAAGGATATGAAGTTTTTGGCATATTTTTGCAAGGCTCACAGAATTATCAGTTGGATTATGAAGGCAGTGATATCGATACAAAGTGCATTGTTCTGCCTTCCGCTGAAGACCTTATTTTAAATAAGCAGCCTACAAGTACTACTCTTATATTAGAAGACAATTCACACATTGATTTAAAAGATATTAGACTTATGTGGCAATGTTTTAAGAAGCAGAACGTAAACTACCTTGAGATTTTATTTACTGAGTTCTTTTACGTACCGCGCGACTACTTTTATTTTTGGCTCGAGATGCTTAGAATTAATGAGGATATCGCACACATTGATAATTATGCTGCTGTAAATTGTATCGTCGGTATGATCTTAGAGAAGAACGCTGCTTTGTGTCATCCTTATCCTACGTTAAAAGACAAGATTGATAAGTATGGATATGATAATAAACAGCTTCACCATATTATTAGATGTAGAGAATTTCTTGACAGATACATTGATGGTGTATTATACAAAGATTGTCTAATTCCATACGACCGTGAATACTTAATTAGTGTAAAAGCTAATTATAGATATGATTTAGATCAAGCAAAAGCTATTGCAAAAGAAGCTGTTGACTATGCTAAAGCTAGAAAGCAGGCTTATATAGATACTAATGAACGTAAGGTAGCTGAAGATACTTGTAACAGAATGGACTGTATTTTAGTAGATATCCTAACTAAATACTGGACGGAGAATTAATATGAATTGTTGTGTATGTGGTAGAGCTGGTAGTGATGTTGAAGAACATAAAAATACTTTAACAAATCAAATGGCTCCATATTGTTTAGATTGCTTATGGAGTGGTCGCGAGCCTTATAAAGATTTAGTTGATTTTGGTTGGGACTTTGGCTGGTTTAATAAAACATATCAGCAAAAAGTGATTATCCCAACGTTAACTTTTAATAATAAAACTGTACAGCAATTTAATGAAGAAGTAAGAAAGAAACGAGCTGAAAAATATAATTAAGGAGGTACATATGTCTGTTTTTGTAATGATGGTAGGTTTACCTGGAAGTGGTAAAAGTACTTTTATTGAACGTAATTATCCTAATTATAGCGTACATAGTAGCGATGCTATTAGAGAAGAACTGTCTGGCGATGTAAATAACCAAAATATTAATAAGCAGGTGTTTGAACTCCTGCACAAGCGCGTAAAAGAAGACCTTTCTGACGGAAAGAACGTAGTATATGATGCAACTAATATCAGTTGGAAGCGTCGTAAGGCATTTTTACAAGAATTAACTAATATAGATTGTTTTAAGCGATGTATTATTATGGCTACTCCTTTTGAATTATGCGTTCAAAGAAATCAGGAGCGATCTCGTGTGGTGCCTTACCATGTACTTGAACGTATGTATAAGAGCTTTGATATCCCATGGTACAATGAAGGTTGGAATATGATTGAAATTGCTTATGCAAATGCAGAAGCTATGAGCAAATATGGCGATTGGAGCCATTTTGTTACTGACCATTTCGATTTTAATCAGGAAAGTAAATGGCATGCTGAAACTCTCGGTGACCACTGTTTAAAAACTCTTCAGTATGTACAGTCAAGAGAAAAAGATTTAGGGCCTGCTATTGAGCTTGAAACTAAGATTGCTGCCGCGCTTCATGATTGTGGTAAGCCTTTTTGTAAAGCATTCAAAGATTCTAAAGGAAATGATTCTGAGTTTGCTCATTATTACAACCACGAAAATGTCGGTGCTTATATCTCTCTTTTCTACGGAAAAGAAGAAGACGTAGACAGTCTTACCGTAGCTGCTCTTATTCGTTATCACATGACTTTGCATTTCTTTAAAGACTGGAAGCAGAAGACTATAGATAAATATGAAGCTGAATTCACTTCTGCTTCATATTTAAAAGAAATTAAATTTTACGACGCTTTAAAAATATTACATGAAGGTGATAAAAATGCTCACTAAAAATGTCATTAATACTGTAAAAGCAATTGATGCTCTTTCGAAGCAAATGGCAAGTATAGACAGAGAAAGAGATGAGATGATTTGGAGTCTTAAAGAAGCCGTCAAATCAGAGGACAGCTATTGTAACCTCGAATATATCGAAGTTGTTTCTTTTAGTATCGTTAATGAGCCAGCAGGCGATAAACAAGAGAATGGTAGCTACGTCTTAGAGAAGCAAGATGACAGTTTGTTTAATCCTGATAGCGGTTCCGGAGTACTGTTTTGTCCTATTGAGAATGAAGATAAATGGCTTAAAATTGAGTATATTTGGTAAAAGGAGACTATTTATGTTGTATATTAATTATGTAGATAATAGTGATTATGAAAATTATATTATCAATCAGCAGGTAAATAGCATTTTAAATCGTCGTGACGATGAAGACGACTATAGATATGACCATGACGTGGAAAGATTTAGAGAAGATTTAAGAGAAAGCTTGCGTGACTACCAACCGTAAATATTTAGGAGGTTTTATGACTAAAGAGCGTGCGTATGAGCTTGCCAAGCAAGCTTCTTATAATAGTGATTATAAGCAGGCGCTAGGAGCAGTTGCAATTTATTGTGGAAAGTTGCTAGCTCTTGGTTGGAACAGTCATAAAACTCACCCTGGTCAGGCTAGATATAATAGCCTTGAACGAGGTTTTGATGGGTATTCTTTTCAGTCAACTATTCATGCTGAAATGATGGTCATTAATAAAATTAAATACCTCGATATTAACTTTAATAAAGTAAAACTTTTTGTTTGGCGAGGTAAAGATCATCCTCGTTTGTCTAAACCCTGTGCCGCTTGCGAGAGGGCCCTTCGTGATTTAGGAATTAGACACGTTTACTATACTGGAAATAATAGTTACATAGAAGAAACTTACATATAATGGAGGTTTATTATATGAAAAAATGTTTTCCTGAGCATTTAATGAAAATTGAGTGGACTGCATCTTATATGAATGGCTACGAACAAGAGAAAGTAGCATTGTTTAATGAGACAGTTGTAAGCGAAGTTGAGGTTAGAAGCTGGATTGAACAAGGCCTTTTAGACGTTGAGCATAAGCCTACTGTCGTTACTATGACAAAGAAACAATATGAGAATCTTTTTGACCATGTATCTAGCACTGAAGATATTGATTCAGAAAGATCTTTTTATTCCGATTTAGTACTTGAACAGCAAGGAGGTATTCTGTAATGGATATGACTAAAAGAGAATTTTTTAAACTTAAGCATCGTAAGCACATTTATAATATTTATTCCGACGTAGCAAGCAGAGCTTATGATTTGTCTGAAACCTTTTTAACTAAACTTAAGTTAATCAGAGAGCTAAAGGACCATTATAGAGATAACGACTCTATTTGGCAGTTACTTCATAATACTGAAGCAACGTGTACCTCTAATTTTGAATTTGAAGCTATTGTTAGATGTAACAGTGCCGGTAAAAATGATTTTAAAACAAGTCATGCAGCATATGGCGCACTTACTTGTGATATTCGTAAACTAAGCTGGGCAATTGGAAGAATGTCTGCTGTTATCGACTTATTTGAATATATGAAAAAGAATGATTTATGTCTGAGGGCAAAGAAATGAGTTGTCATTTTTGTTTTAATGCACATGTATGGGCAAAAGAACCTCATATTGAAGAAGACTACTATGAATCTAGTTTAGATAATAGTAATGATTTTAGCTCTTCTACCATCGGCACTACTTGTGGTTTACCGAATGGCTATCCTCATCAGATATATCTTAATTCTGGAGGCGGTAAAGCAATTAATATTGAAGTTTGTGAATGGTACTACGGTCGTTGGCACACAGTTGGAGTATACTACCCAAAATTTTGCCCGGAGTGCGGACGAAAACTTGACGAGTATGTTATTGCTGAACGTGGAACTGCTTTTACAAAAATACAGGAGGATCGTGAATGAGTTTAGCAATTTATTTAATTTGTAATATTGTAGTTTTTGCTTTTATTATCTCAAATGCTGTATCATATAGTGAAAGCTCCGGTCATAAATACGGCAAGCGCCTTAACAAAAAGATTTCGACCATTGTTTTTGCCAGTCGCTCTACTGACAAGACTATCGAATTTAATAGTAAAGGCAAAAAATTCTGTATCCGAGTAGCGAATGCTGAAGTACCTCCTGGACTTACGTATGATACTATCCCTGTGTACACATGTAGAGATGTTTACATTAATGACGAACTTGTTTGCAAGGTCCATAAGCTCGAAAGGCTTTTTAGTAAAGTTTATCTAGCAGAGTTTAGCAGTGGTAGAAATGAAATTGAAATTGAAGCATTGATTAATGTCGCTTATAAAACAGCTAAGCAGCTTAACAAAGAATACTGGAATAACTGGCACGAAAAACAGGATGCAGTAAAGTCTTTTTATAAAGATAAGTAGTTTTAGAGGTGACATATGTCGAACGAATATAAAGATTGGGAACGAGATAAAATAGAAGAAGAAAACCAAGCTATAACTGAATACCCTTTTTTAAGAGCTAGAAATATTGATGGTACTATTGACACAGAATCGAAGTTTCCAATGATTGGGCTGGAAATTCCTAACGGTTGGTATAAGTTATTTTTTCAAATGTGTGATGATATTAAGACTATTCTTGAAGAAAAAGGAAAACTTAATGATTTCTATTTTATTCAAGTAAAAGAAAAATATAATGAGTTAGTTTGTTATAGTAATGGTGAAGGTTCGCCTGCTGTTGAAGTAATTCTTCAAAAATACGGATACATAGCAAGATTTGTTTGCGTAAATTGTGGTATGCCAGCGCACTATGAAACACGAGGTTATATTGCTTCATTGTGCGAAACATGCTTTAGAAATAATGGATTTGAGCGCGATATCTGTGATGACCTTGAATTTAAAGACTCTTATGAAGTAGTAGGATTTAGAGACGGTAAAAGTTATAAAAGTATTGTAAGTGTTAAAGATGAGTGGAATAGATACTTACAGAATTTTTGCGGAGAAGCTGATGTATAGATATGAAACTATTTTTAAAGGTAAATCTAAGGTCAATAAAGTTACACAACTAGAAAATATTAAACCTGTGTTATATTCTATGATGGATATTTGTCCTAGTTGTGGCGAGTACTCAGTAGATGGAGGAGTCTGTATTAAATGCCAAAAAGAATATGGACTACATAAACCTGCAAACATTTATATCGGATAAATAAAGTATTAAACGTGCTAAAATTAATAATTTAGCACGTTTTTATTGTAATATATAGTATAAAATTATTAAAGAGGTATATAAAGTGTTTAGAAATGTTGTTATTGGAAAGCCTTTAGTTGAAGTTAGCAGTCTGTTAGCTTTAGATAATAAAGACTGGGAAGAAAATGAAAAAGATTATACACTCTTCACCGATACTCGTTTTCTTCCTGCTGTTATGAAAGAAGCCGGTATTGTAAACTCTACCGGTGAAGTGCGTAGAAATAAACCAGAACTCTGTATTACCCTTGATAAACCTGATTGCATTAATATTAAATGGGGTAAAAAATTTCTTTATGTTGTTGTAGGTGAGTAGTTAGTATGGAACTGTTACCAGCAGATATTATGGATAAGGAGAATTTTTATGGAGCAACTTGGTTTTGCTTTAATGATTATTACTGTGAGTGTTTTTATTTCAACTCTATTAGCTTGTATAGGACTTAATAGAAGAGATAAACAGATTGTAGCTCTTAAGGAAGAATTGAAAAATATTCAAGCCTGGTCAGGTGATGTTGCTACAAAGTATAACGAGCATATAATTGAGTATCATGATGGAGGGACCAGCAGATGAAACCGTTGTTTAGATGTGAATATTGTGATAAAATTGGCACGGAAGAAGAACTTACAAAACACGAGGCAGAGTGCATTAACAATTATACAAAACGATCTTGTCATACCTGTAAACATGCTGAAAATAAGATAACTAAGTTTAATTGTAAGCTTGGCAAGGAAATTCCAGAAGGCAAACTTTTTGAGTACTGTCCGGCGTATGAGTGGGACGAAAAAGACCACACTTCAAGAAACCCTGTACCATTTAATAACCTATTTGGAGGTCTGTTTGGATGAAAACTGTAGAAGTAAAATATATGCCTGGTGATACTTGCTGGGTAAAAGGCCAATATAGAGAATGTATTATTGAAAGTGTTATTCTTGAGAAAGATGACATTACATATAATTGGTATAATCTGGATGTTGGTGTAGATATTACAGAAGTTTGGGACGACGGCTATTTTACTAGAGAAGACATTGGTAAAACGGTCTTTAATACTTTGGAAGAACTAGAGAAAGCTTTTCCTGAAGATTTTGATTTTGGTGATGAAGATGAGTGAATTTTGTCCAAGAGACTGCAAATATCTTAATCTAACTGAGGAAAAACAAAATATGTTAGATGAACCCGCACTACATAAGTGTCTTAAATATAAAGTAAGATTATATCACATGCTAGCACATCCTGAGCTATATAGATGTGAAGAGTGCCTTAAGGAGACTAAAAATGAAACATTTTATGAGTAATCCATGTGGTTATGGTCATTGTATGAGTATTGAATGTCATAAATGTAGACATTTTAAACCTCGTTATAGAGGTATTCCAGTTCCTCGTTGGCTTGGTTGGCTACTCTATGAACATGAAGAATATATTAATATAAAGAGATGGGCTAAAGAGCATCCAGAAGAAGAAAATGGTAGAGGAGAATTTTAAATGTTAGCTAGTAATTCAAGCACAGTAAGTGAAAACAAAACTTGTCCTATTTGTAAAAAGCCTCTGATAAAAATGCCTGATGGAAGTTTTAAATGTGACGATTGTGGTTATATTGAAAAACTATCTACTCTTATTCCTAATTCAGAGCTAAAACAATTTTTAAATAATTATAATAAAACTGCGAAAGTTTCTACTGACAGCGACTTGCAAGGCATCGGTGGTCTGTATGGCTGGATTTGTCCTAAGTGTGGGGCAGTGATGAGTCCTTATGAGTCTTTTTGTCCTAACTGTACCCAACGAAATTGGGAAGTTACTTGTACTACTGGCACTAATAATATTAAAAGTAATTTTGATGTTAACCAATTTATTGGCGGTAGAAAGGATAAATACGGGTACGAATAATGTCTGTAAAAGTACTAATTAAACGAGATACCGTTGACAATTTTAAAACTAAAAACTTTATACCGAGAGAGTATGAATTAGTCGCTGCTTATGGTACTGATACTGAAGAAGTAATCTATAAACTCGGAGATGGTAAAACTTATTGGGCAGATTTAAAAGAAATTACTAAAATATCTGAATTAGATAAATTTATTTTTTATGTCGCTTCCACCTCAGTGTCTGGTACAGAAGTAAAGCATTCAAAAGTCTGTAAAGGTCCTGAGATTTATCTAAATCCTTTTATGGCAGAAGAAGTTCTTAATGATTTAGGTAATGAGCCTAAGAATCTAAATGCTGAAAAGCTGATTGAAACAGTGAATAAGTTTATTACTGACGATAAGAAAGCTATTTATTAATCTAAGAGAGGTAACAAATTATGGGTAAATGGGGAATTGACTGTGATTTTGACAAAAATCCTGCATTAAGAATTATTGCTACACGAGACAGATGGGTAAAGGCAAAGCATGATTTAGAAGATGCTAAATACATTGAACATCTTATTCATTGTGACTATGTAAGAACAGTTAGAAACGCTAAAACTGTTTGGGATTATCGTATTCCAATGATCAAAGCTGCTAGACCTGAAATTGGTAAGACCAAAAAGAAAGAACGTGAAAATCTTTCTTATATTGAAAATACTGTAAAAGAATGTTTCTTTAAAGATAATGATAGAATTAATATTAAAATTCATGATATTATCTCTGGCGGCTATGAAGGATATTATTATGAACTATTCTTTAAAGTAAATAAGGAAGAGTATGCAGTTCAAATTCCTCATAGAGAGCAGCTAACTATAGAAAACATGAGTTATGCTTATGATGGTAAATTTGTATTTTTGCACAAAACCTCTGATTGCTCGACTTCTGTAGAATTTATGGAATACGACGAAGAAGAGTTTGCTAAGAAGTGTAAAGAATATTTTGATAAGGTGCTTGCAAATGAGAAAGAAAAGGAATAAAGATGGGTATGTGCTTAAATCTGATGTAATTCGAATTATTCAAAATTATATTAGAAATATTCAAATGAATGACTATGGAACTGACTCTGGCATTCCTCAGCTATACAGAGTATTGACACAGATTGATGAGATGGAGGTTATAAATGCAGACTGAGACTAGCTTAATGAGATGCGATGATCACGCCGAGGCGTTAGTATTTACTAGATTTGATTATGATAATCTTGATACTTCCTATGAGATTACTATAGAAGATTCATATATCGGTGGAGATTATACAGGATTACTTGGTAGATTTAAACGAGCATGGAAAGCTTTTACTGATAAGCCTGTTTATTATACGGGCGTATTTACTGATGATAAAGCTAAAATGCTTAAATTTTTAACTGAAAGTATCAATATCATTAATAGGACAGATAATAATTAATTTTTAAATATTTGCGTAAGGTTGTTTAAATCTTACGCTTTTTTCTGTATAATATATAAGTAGGAATTTTATTATAGGAGGATTTTAAAATGTTAAAAATTAAACAAATTATCAATGGTACCTATTATTTAACTTGTGATAAGAAGATTCAGGCAAAAGATAAAATTTATTCTGCATCAGTTGAAAATAATACTATGGAGCTGTTTTGTGAAGATACAGATGTTGAAGGTGTTTACTGCTTTGGAGCAACCCAGCTCACTGATGGACTCTACCATAAGGCTGGCTATACTTGGTCAAGTAGACCTAGCTGTATTAATGGACAGTTTGGTATGCAGCTTGTTGATGTGATTATTGATAGTTGTGCTTACTTTGCTGTTGATATTCATATTTTAAAAACATTGGTAGAAGAGCATACCGGTAAAAAATATTATATTGAGCAATATGGTAGTGCAGAGGAACCTTGCTATAGACTGGTAGAAGAGGTACTTTAAGTTGAATAGTGCTTGTATTATCGCAGCTTGTGCAGCAAATGCTAGACAGAATAGAGAGCTAGTACAACAAAAGCATCATTGTTCACTAACAAATCTTCCAGAGGTACTCTATAAAATTAGACTTCGAATGTATATTGACTTTGAGTCTATAAGATTAACGGTCGCAGTAGAAGATGTTTGTAGTGCATTTTTTAAGTCTATTTCTATACCATCGAAGTCTATTGCTATAGAAGATTTATTCACTATTGGAGCTAGTAAATGTCCTGCTGGGCCTGATAAGTATATGGAAGAAAATCTAGATATAATTACTTCTTCTATATTTTGGCAAAGAACTAAAGAAGAAATTATTGATAAATATCTGGCCGACATTAAAAATAAACATAATATTATTGTTGATAAATCATATATTAATTATAATATTAGATACTCTTGGGAGATTGACGTAGAATGAAGAATTTACATATAGAAAACAGCTATAAGATATGGGATCCTAAAAAGATGAAATACATTATATACACCTCATGTTATAAGATGTATAAAGAATATACAGCTGATGCTTGCCTTAACAGATCATATAAAGGTATGTATGTAGAATGGTGGCTACATAACATCGGTTACTACATTACACGACCTTTTGTAAAAATTGAAAAAATAAGGATTTGGCATGACCGCTGTAAACATGTAGACTTAGAAGAACATTTTAACTACTAATAGCATAAATTAAGAGGTGATTTAGATATGATAAAACGATTGGAAGATCTCAAAATCGGTGATAAGTTTTGGTTCACTGATGTACCATATTTAGTGATTGATATGGACATGACAAATATGTCTCTTTTTACTGATTTTTCTAGTATTAGATTTGTATTATGCCTGGTTACTTATAAAGTTGTCGGTTTTGACAAAAATATTAATGTAATTCAAGATAAGGATAATTTTCGAGTATGAAACTTTGGATTGACGATGTAAGACCTGCACCTGATGGATATATTCATATCAGAACTGTAAGTAGAGCCATTCAGACTATTGAGACACGAGAGAAAGAACGGCAGAGAATCATTGAAATACAAGAAGCAGCGTACGAGGATGGCAGGGATGAGTATGCTCAACACCTAAACCGTATACTACACAGTGCATACTCTACTATTGAACTCATTGATATTGACCATGATGCAGGAGATTATGCTTCTGATGGTGGTGACTATATTAAGCTCCTTGACTGGCTTGAAGAAACTGGTCGTAATTACCCTATTCATATTCACTCAATGAATCCGGTAGGTGTTGAGAATATGAGAAGAATTATTCAAAAGAATGGTTGGAAAGAGGTTTAATTATGGCTAGATATATTGTTAGACTACGCAAGGATACTTATAAAGCATGGACTTATGTAAATCCGATTATTGAAAATGGTGAATTAATACTTGTTACTAATATTCCAGGCTGGTGGCGGTGGAGAAAAACACGCATTAAAGTGGGAGATGGTAAAACACCTTTTAATAAGCTTAGATACCTATAAGGAGTTAGTCTATGAACGAAAAACGTATTCTTTTATCAGATGAAGCACCAAAATATAAAAAGAAATCTAATGCAAAAGGACTACCTCGGTCAAAGCATAAACATATATATGAAACAGTTCTTTTACATCGTAAATGGAATGGTACTGATTTTAAAACAGGCAAACCAAAAATAGAAATAATACCTATACCTACTAAGGTATGTACTGTTTGTGGTAGAGTCTCAGAGACTGATATGGATAGCAAATATTATATCCAAGAAAAGGTAGATGGTCTTCCATTTCTTTACAATGAAAAACGACTAAGTAAGCAAGTAGAGAAATTAGAAAAGTGGTACACAGAAGACTACTTTGATAAATTTGCTACTAGGTAGAAGGAGATTACTATATTATGAAAACTTGTTTTGATGGCCGTAATAAATCTATCTGTTCTAGTTGTGGATATTTTATAAAATTTAGAGGTTAAATATGTTTGAAAAAGAGATAGAACAAAAGTTAAAAACGGAACAAAGAGAAAAAGAGCGCCGTGAGAGACGACGTCGAAGAAAAAATCCTAGTTACAAAGGTTATGATTTTCGTAATTGGTTTGTTTATCCTATTGGTGTAATTTCAGTAGAGCTTGATTTGGTTCATGCTCGAAAGTACCAAGCTTTAGAGTGGTCTGAAGAAAAAGCAGTAGAAATTATAAATAAATACTTAGTTAAAATTTGCGACTATGATAAAGAAACAGGAGAACTTAGTTTTTCAACTGATTGGCATAAACCTTGGGAGTGGCATTCGACTAAAAAAGATAAGTTATGGTGTACTAAATTTAATTATGAGCTTACCAATTATCTTGCAGAAAAATACGAGTGTGAAGGATTTAAAAAGACCTTTGGGGAAGGCTATGAAGATGACTGGATTATTTTTACAAAAGTATCTAGTGAAGAGGTTAAATAATGAGCAAGTATGGTGAATGTTCTGTCTGTGGAGAACCACTAGAAGCAGTATGGTTTATTGAAGAAGAGTATAATACATTTGAAGGCCACATGTATAAAACTGGCCGTAAACGTAGAGCTGTTGATTATTTAGTTTGTCCCGAATGTGATCATAGAGAATGTATTGATGATTCTTTTGATGGGCCTTGGTATTAATTAAAATTATGCTAAAATATATTGTATAATAATTAAAAAGAGGTGATAATTGTGACATATCCGTTTAAGATTAATACAAAAGAAGATTTGTATAGACTTAGTGAAATGGCGAGCAAAGAAGACTTTTCTATTTATTTAAGTACAAGTACTGAGATTTTTGATGCAAAAAGTTTACTGGCTCTATTCACTATTCTAGGCAAAGAAGTAAATTTAACTGCACCAGATCATATTGATGCAGAAAAGTTTACAAAGTTTATTGAAAAGCTTGAAAAGTAATAAAAGACAGCTCAGTTACAAGTAGGGCTGTCTTTTATTTATATATGTAAAACTATTTTAAAGGAGATATTTATGAATCATCCAAATTGGTTTGATTTTAAGGGCGGTTATTGGCAAGACAAAATAGACGTACATGATTTTATTAAGACAAACTACACTTCTTACAGTGGTAATCACAGCTTTCTAGTTGGACCTACCGACCGTACTACAAATTTAATGAAAAAAGTGCAGGGATTATTTGATCTAGAACGCCAGTATGGTGGTGTTTTAGATGTTGATACAGCGACTGTATCATCTTTAACTAGTTTTTCTCCTGGTTACATTGATATGGATAATGAGCTAATTGTTGGTTTACAAACAAATCGTCCGCTTAAGAGAAGCGTAAATCCATTTGGCGGAATGCGTATGGTTCGTCAGGCGTGTGAAGCGTACGGGTACAAGCTCAGCGAAGAAGTTGAAAATGAGTTTAGATATAGAACAACTCATAATGATGGTGTATTTAGAGCCTATACCGATGAAATGAGAGCTGCTAGAAAATGCCATATTATTACAGGTCTTCCTGACGCATATGGTAGAGGTAGAATTATCGGTGATTATCGTAGAGTGGCTCTATACGGCATTGATCGGTTAATTGAAGAAAAGCAAAAAGATAGAAAAGCATTGGCTACATCAAACTTTAATACCGATGAAATTCGTTTAAGTGAAGAGTTACACAAACAAATTACGTTTTTGGGCTTAATGAAACAAATGGCAGAAATGTATGGATATGATATTTCAGAGCCTGCAGCAAATGCACGAGAAGCTATTCAGTGGACTTATTTTGCATACCTTGCCGCTATTAAAGAGCAAAATGGTGCCGCAATGTCACTTGGCAGGGTCTGTACATTTTTTGATATTTATATTGAACGTGATATTCGCAACGGTCTTTTAACCGAAGAGGCTGCGCAAGAGCTTTTAGATGATTTTGTTATTAAACTTCGTTGCGCTAGACACCTTAGAACTCCTGAATATAACGAGCTTTTCGGTGGTGACCCTATGTGGATTACAGAAGCTGTTGGTGGTATGCAGGCAGATGGCAACACTTTAGTAACCAAAACTAGTTTTAGAATTCTTAATACTCTTTACACTCTTGGCCCATCACCTGAACCTAACCTAACTGTACTTTGGTCTTCAAAATTACCAGACGGTTTTAAAAAGTTTTGTGCGAAAATTTCTATTGATACAGATTCTATTCAGTATGAAAATGATGATTTAATGAGACCTATTTATGGTGACGACTATGCAATTGCATGTTGTGTATCTGCTATGAAATTGGGCAAGCAAATGCAGTTTTTTGGTGCTAGATGTAACTTACCTAAACTGCTTCTTGTTGCGATAAACGGAGGTTATGACACAACAAGTGGTATACATATTGGTCCGCAAATGCCAGTACTGACAGGTGACACTTTAGATTATATTGAAGTAAAAAAGAGACTAGATATTTACTTGCCTTGGATTGCGAAGCTATATGTAAATACTATGAACATTATTCATTATATGCATGATAAATACTGCTATGAAAAGTCTCAAATGGCACTACATGATACTTATGTAGAACGTTTAATGGCTTTCGGTGTTGCAGGTTTATCAGTTATGGCCGATTCTTTAAGCGCAATTAAATATGCTAATGTAAAAAATCTTAGAAATGAAGCTGGCTATATTGTTGATTTTACATGTGATGGTAAATTTCCTAAGTTTGGAAATGATGATGATAGAGTTGACACTATAGCTCAAGAAATTACTCATTCGTTTATTGAAGAATTACGTAAAATACCAACGTATCGAAATGCTGTTCACACGTTGTCAGTTTTAACTATTACTTCTAATGTAATGTACGGTAAGCATACTGGAGCTACGCCAGATGGCAGAAAAGCCGGTGAACCTTTCGCGCCTGGTGCTAATCCTATGCACAATAGAGAAGAAAATGGAGCACTGGCATCGCTCAGCTCTGTTGCTAAATTAAATTATGATGATTGCCGAGATGGTATCTCTAATACATTTTCTATTGCCCCCGCTACTCTCGGAAATACTGAAGAAAATCAGATAAATAATCTTGTCTCTGTGTTAGACGGTTACTTTGCTAAAGGCGCTCATCATATTAATGTTAATGTACTAAATAGAGAAACCCTCATGGATGCATATGAACACCCTGAAAATTACCCAAATCTCACAATAAGAGTTTCTGGTTACGCTGTAAATTTTCACAAGCTTTCTAGAGAGCAGCAGCGCGAAGTCATAAGCAGGACTTTTCATTTATTAGTATAATATTATAAATATATTTATAAAGTTAAAGCTGTATAGTATGTTATATAGCTTTAACTTTTATTTTTATTAAATCTATTTGGTATACTATTTGCTAAATTATTTGATAAAAGTTTTTAATGGAGGTCAGCTATTTTGGTTACTAAAGGTATTATAAAGTCTATAAATAGAGCTGGTAATCGGTGTGTAGTAAGACTGCCTCTATTTGAAACAGCGTCTAGTTCTACTCCAATAGAAATAGAAGCTTTGATTAATATTACGCCCGGTATGTTCAATAACTTATATGTAAAAGATGTTGTTTTTGTAGCTTTTGAAGAAAACGCTCTAGAAAAGCCAATTGTTATAGGTAAGCTTTTTAAAGGAACTACATATGAAAACGAAACACCGGGTGGCGCGGGCATTTTAGATTCTTTAAATGTCCGTACAAAAGCAAGTATGCCTTCTGAAACTACGATCTTTAGGTTTTCCAATGAAGCTGTTTATAAACATTTCAAGACCCCGAAAAAAATAGCGGACTACATACTGTGGCTAGAATCTTGGGCTAGAGACCTTTTTATAAAGCTAGATGAATATTTTAGATGTTTTAAAAACTGGACACAATGGCAACTTCGACCGGAAAACGTAGAAGTTGATGATGGAGACCTTGATAATACTGCTGAGTATCCCGTTGTAGATGCTTTTAAGTACCAAGATGAAGACGGTGAGTGCTCTGCCTGCGGTGCCTGTGCGAAGTTAAGAGTTAAAACCTGCGTTAAAAACGGTAATAAAACATATAGAAAATATAATAAAATTGGAACCGATACAAAATATTCAGAATAGCTAAAGGAGATAACTAATGCGTTCCTATAAGTTTCCAAAAATGTTTAAAACTAATAGTTCAAGAATATGGCGCGCGGACGAGTATGGAAAAGCTACAAGACAAAACGCCTTGCTTTTGTTACATTCTGAGCGTGGTGAATTTGAATGTGACCCGTATTTTGGTATTCTATTAAAACATTATATGTTTAATCAAAATAGTTACATATTAAAAGATATGCTAATTGATACCATTTATACACAAATTGCTATCTTTTTGCCGCAGATAAAAATTTCTAGAAACAATATTGATATTGTATCAGATAATATAAAAGGCAGACTTTATTGCACTTTCTCTGGCACAAATCAAATTGATTATACACATAATACTTTTAATCTATTATTGTTTGATGAAACTAAACAACAATCATAAATAAAAGGAGTTTAAAAGATGCTAACAAAAAATGAAATTACAGCACTAAATTTATCTCCAACTAAAAAGGACTTCGTTCAAATATGGAACGAACTTTTAGAAGTTGCCGGTAAACTTTCGGAACGTTGGGATCCGACAAGTACGAATGAAAGTGACCCTGGTATTGTAATCTTAAAAGCACTAACAGGTATTGCAGATAAGCTGAATTATAACATAGATAAAAATACTCTTGAAGCTTTTATGCCAACTGCTGCTCAAGAAGATTCTATGCGTAAGTTGTGCGAAATGCTTGGCTATAATATCAAGTATTATAGATCTGCTGAGACGACTGTTACTATTAAATACTATAATCCAGATCCTTCTGAAGAAGAAGCAAATGTTATGAACATGAAAGATGGTCAGCATTTAGAGATTCCGAAATTTACTGTTATTACAAACGGAGATAAGGATATATACTATTTTACGACTAATGAAACACCTCGTATTATTTCAGCTGCTTCGCCTATCACCGATCCTCCTATTCCTTGTATGGAAGGTCAGCTTGTAAAATGTGAAGGTGCTGGTGATAATAGTGTAATTACAATAAATCATATATCAGAACGTAACAGATTCTATCTTCCAGAAACACAGGTAGCTGAGAATGGTATTTTTGTATATAATGTTTTCGGTGATACTTCTAAGGGTAGTTTAGTAGATGGGACACCCTGGACTAGAGTAGATAATTTAAATATTGTGCCTAGAGGAACTAGATCTTTTAAATTCGGTTTTGACTCTTATGAGAGTCGTCCGTATATTGAATTTCCAGAAGATTACAGCGAGCTGTTTAATGATGGGCTGTTTATTTACTATGCCAGAACTTCCGGCATCAGTGGCAATGTATCGCCAAGAACTTTAACACAGTTAGAACCTCCTACATCAGGTTACTGGTCTAAAGTTTCAGCTGAAAGTTTTAGTGTCGAAAATTCATTTTCAGCAAACAATGGAGCTAACATTGAGACAATCAGTCAAGCCTATAATAATTTTAAAAAGACTGTCGGCACTTTTGAGACTCTAGTCACTTGTAGAGATTATATGAATAAAATCTATTCAATGGTAGATGATGGTGGCAGATCATTAGTATCTAATATATTAGTTACAGATATTCGTAATGATATAAATAGAGCAGTTACTATTTGTAGCTGTGATGATGCCGGCATTTTTTATAAGGATACTCCAGTATTTATAAAAAAGACCGTTGATACTGAAATAACTGAAGGTCTATTAGAAGAAGGCAAGCTAGTTTCTCAAGGTATTACCAAACATGGTGAGTTTAAAAGTGTTGGAAAAGACTATGGTGAGCCTGTCTATCAATACACTGATGAAGGTATAGAATTCAAACACCTCGCAGAAGAAGATATTACTGGTGATTTAGTACATCAAAAAACCATACCAGGTACCCCGGTTTCTCAAGGTATCACTCCTGGTACTCCGGTTTCTCAAGGTGTCACTCCTGGTAATAGAGAACACGTTGATACTAAACCAGGTAATTTAGAATTATGGGAATCAAATGAAGATGACCCTGAATTTATAGAAGACGCAGGGTATGAAAATTATACCCACGTTAGTGAAGCAAATAAACCATATTTTTCTAGTAATCCAGCAACTAAAGTTATTGACGGTGTAGAAGTTACTACATATTGGCGTACATATAATGAAAATGGTTTCCCTCTGTATCCGTCTGAGTTTATTATAACTTCTGGTGCAAGTAGTAAAACTTTTGATACTACAAAAACAGGTATTGTGCAAGAAGGTACATCAAATGGTAGAAGAGTTTGGTTAGTTATGCAAAATGACTCTCCTACAAGTACTTTATACTATTATACTAATTTACCTATAGAGGAAATTAGTATTAAATACCCAATTAAAAAGTATCTCGTAACAAAAACATATAAACAAATAGATACTGAAGAGTACGTGCAAACTAATACAGAAAAATTTCTTCAAGTTGACACAGAAAAGTTTATACAGACTGATACAGCTGAGTATTTACGGACAAATATAGAAAAATATGTAAAAACTGATACAAAACACTATTTACAGACAGATACTGAAAACTTCGAAAAAACCGATGTAGAAACCTTTTTACAAACTAATATTAAGCATCAAATAGCCGAAACATTAGTTAAAGAAGAGCCTACAATAGATCATTTTGATTTAGTACTCTATCCTTTTAAGTCATACACACAGCTTAGCTCTGAATCTAAAAGCATACGTAAGCCCTATGACAGTTCATTTACTTATTCTAATGCTAACTTAAGCACCATAGAACAACAGCTTGATACTAATTCAAAAACTTTGGCACATAAAATTCAAACCCCTCGTAAAGACGATATTCTTAGTATTAATAACTATTTAAGATTAAATGTTACTATTGCAACTAACTCCAAGATAACAGAGGAAGAAGCAAATATACTGAAAGAGCATATTAAAATAGCGCTTGCAAATGCATTTAACATGCATGAGCTTGACTTTGGCGAAGAAATTCCTTTTGATAGTATTATTGAGGTTATTGAAAACGCAGATCCAAATATCAGAGTCGCTTCTTTAAATGACCCTACCTTATACACTACATTTTCCGTGTTAACTGATGTTGACGGTAATGGTGTACTAGAACCTATAGAATATGCTGTTGCGTCTTCTTGGTTAAGTGAAGATGAAGCAAAGAGTGTTCCTAACCTAGATTTTGAAACTGAGATTAAGTTTAAAGAAGACGATAAGTACCCTGAGATTGGTACTTTTAACACCAAAAAAGCTAAAAGTATTTATAATAAACTTGTTGTACGTAACATATTAGCAGGGCGGGTTCCTTTATTTAAATATAATAACACTTTTAAGACCAGCTTTGCCGAAGCTCCTTATTTGGTTACTACAGGTCTTAGTAATAGTGGTACTGACACTTTAAAAACAGAAGCTCCAGCAGCCTTGCCTGATGGTGTAACTACGGATTATATGCCTAAAGACTCATGTTTTGTCTGGACTGACGGTGAAAAAGTATATACAGCCCAAAAAATTAAAGATAAAAACGAAAGCGTTTACTATACAACAACTGAACCAGGGCTATCTAGCTATGGTTCTGATTCAGACGATAATACACTTGAAAGCATAATTGTGGACGGAGTAGTTACAGAGATAGGTGAGTCTGACAATAAAAATGATATTACAGATATACAGACTGAGTGTACAATAAAAGTAAATGATATTACAGATACAGGCTTAAAACTAAAAGCTGGTGAATTCGTAAGATTTAGAGCACCTAATCTCACAACAGTAAAAACTTATCCTGCTTATGTTAACTATCATCTTCATTTAAACGAACCTGTAGCAAAAGAAGCTAGAGCAGCTTCTGCTAATTCACTGTTTGCAATTTTAAATAGTGATATGGCCTCCGGATGGACAGACAACGAAAATACACCAATAAAATGGCAAAAAGTTTTAAACCATTTTACCAACACACATAAAAAGAAATTTACGATTTCTCAAACAATTTCAGCCTATTCTGAAATCTTGGCAGAGGAATCTGATGCTTGTCCAAAGAATAACGGTAACCATAAAAAGGGAACTGATGGCAAATGTATTTATTGCGGCAATCCGATGACAAACGTACAGGTTGGAAACATCAAAGTCGGTGTAGATAACACTATTGTTGATGTAAATGCTCCCGATGTACTAGATATTTTCAAAAAAAGCGGCTGTGTAAAGCTTATCAGTACTACTGCGGCTACAGCTTTTGTGCAAAGTGATATCAGAGGTAAGTTACCCGAAATTGTTCTAACTGATAGCGATGGCAAAGCATTTAATCCTTTTATAACTTCTGCAACGACTCTGAGTGATATCAAAGCTAGTGTGGATAATGAAATAACGGCACTTAAAGATGTTACAGATGGCTTACCAAGATATGACTGGACTGTATCATTTGAGCTGGAATATGTTCCGTTTGAACCGACCACTCTGACTGCTTGGGAAGACTTTATTAGACAATGTAAAACTGCGCTAGACAAGGGTACAACTTTTAATAATCAGGTCTTAGACTATAAACCAGTAGAAGAAAACCGTACTATTTTGTGGCGTATGTTTGGCGAAGGCTATGAACCTGGAAGATATGTAACAGAAGACACAGAAAAGATTTTAAAGTTCAATAAAAATTATTTTGGGTTATTAAATCAAAATAATTATCTTTTAGATGTATACTTAGTTGAAAATATTGGTATAGCTGCTAGAGTATCTATGATTTCTAATAACGAAGACTATGAGCTAGGTACAGGTGAGTACTTATGTATTGAATACACACCTTCTGCGACAACTGATGATAGTAGTAGCCAAGCAACTACAGCTGTCACAGAACTATATGAAGCAGGCACAATTATTAAGCCAAGCGGTTTTGAGCCAGGCCTAATGGATTCAAGTACATTAGATAAAACTTCAACTAAATCTGTTACTTTTAATGAGTTAAATAGCACTGTAGAGATGTATAGCATAGGTGCTAATGAGCAGATTGAAGTTAGAGAACTTGCTGAAGTAAAAATTAATAAAAGCTTCTTTAATAGTGCAGTTAGTAATCAAATTTATATTTATAAAAACTTTGATTGTGCGGAGTTAGAAAAAGCTAATGATGACCAAAGTGGTAGAAGTTATACACTAAAAGACGGGGAGTATATTTTCTATACCGATAAAAATCAAGCAGAGCTCGCATATTTTACTAGTGGTACAGTAGTTACAGCGAAAGGTAGTATTGCGCTTAAAAGCTATGAAGATATAGATATTAGCACTATCTTTGATTCAGGTATTAAAGAAATTCCTTGGAAATCTTTAAGTTTCATAGGTTCTAATGATGAATTAATTTTTAGTGAATATCAATATGTAACTCTAGGTGAAGGAGATACTATCTATAGTTTATCATTGGCAGATGGCGGTGACTTAACCAGTTCTGACTGGAAATATTGTACTGATGTCGCCTATACCGTTTCAGGAGCTAGTGAGGACGAGCTTGAACAGGGACTGGACCCGGTAAGGCTTTCATTTGATAATAATGAAACTACCGAAAAGGGTCTTGGTTGGGAAGCCCAGTGCAGCTTAGCTTTAAATGTATCAGGTGCTGATTCACAAACCTTGCGTAATGATGGTATAGTCAAAACTAGTTTAAAACTCTCTAGTGCAGGTATTTCTGATACCAAATCTTTGAAGCTTGAGCCAACTGAAGGAAACACGCTATCTTTTAAAACAAATCTTGCATGTGCTACGAATGGTACAATTAATGTAAATGACGTAGTATATAACCCTAATAAGTTAACAGGTTTTAAATTAAAAATTTTTACTGATGAATCTCCTGCCATTGTAAAAACTGAACCAGGTAGAACTGTTCAATTAGAAAAAGAAAGAGAAACCTTAAAAAACGGACAAGGACTTAGCGACTTCACTAAGTGGGTAGGTGAAACGCTAGACTTAAGTGAAAAAGGCTATTCTGATATTTGGAATACCGTGGATTTAACTAGAATTAATAGTAATAAACTTGATGAGGACACTGGTAAATACTATGACAATGCTTTAAAGCTATCAACTAGTCTATTGCCTGATACTTACGGTCTATTTAGTATTTATATAAACTACGCCAGTGATGATCCAGCTGAAGCAAATTCGATGTCTACGTGGTTAGAGGTTATTCCAGGAACAAAACATGATGACATCACTCTATTTAATACAGACGAACCCTCTTGGACAAATGGTATAGCACAGATAAATACGGCTGATAAATTACACTTAAGTCCAGGCATAAATTGCATACGAGTAAATAAATCTGGTACATTCTTTATTAAGACTTCTGAAGGGTCAAAAGGTACTCTTTCTTTTGATGACATTCGATTAGTAGATTACAAGCTTGTACTGGAAGAAGGCAATACAGGTTCTAGTATTGCTTCTGCAACATATGGACTAAACCTAGATCAGTTAGGCTATCAGATTATCGACGACCCAGTACTAAATATAAAGGTACTTAATCAACTTATTGAAAACAGTGTAGCTACAGCCTACTCGCAAGTAAATGAGCTAAAAAGTAAAAATGACGAAGAAATATCTGAGCTGTATAATACATTAATTGATGTTAAGCCAAGCATTGAAAAAATAATTGATTTTGCCACTACAGCCAAGACCGAACTCGAGTCCTTAATTACTGTTGAAAATGACACATATAGCTGGGATAAAGAGTTTAATACTACAATTCTTGACAAATATGCGCAAATAGCTACAACATTAAATAAAGAGAAAGCTTTGTTGGATGCATTAACTGAGTATAAGGAAAAGGACGACCTGGAATTACAATTAGTTAGTATACTAAAAGATCTAGTAGATGTTAATACTATTCAACAGCAGATTTTATCAGAATTAGCTTACCTTACAGACTCAATTAATCAAAATAACATAACCTTTGCGGAAGATGCTATATTAAATGACTTTGAAAATGTTGCCCATGGAGTAGACTCTGAGGGGTTAATCAAGGAACTTAAAACAGCTAGCATTGAAAAAATAAATACCGATTATAATGCAAAATTAGCTGTTATACTAGAAGACCTCGAGCAGGTAGCTGATTTTGAAGGTAGAACCAGGTTAATTTCTGTATTAGAAAATCTTATTACGGCAGAGCACTATCCAGAACTTGTCTCAAAAGTAAATCAATTAGTTGAAACTGCTAATAACGATCAAATAGACAGCTATTTAGACACACTTTCGACTAGTGCTAAGGAGGCTGACTACTTAATGATGTCTTCGGTGCTACGGAATTTAAAAATGATGCTAGAAGAAGAAAATCTACCAATTTTAATAAGCGAAATTGAGCAGCTGGCAAATAAAAATTCTTATGCACAGTTAGATGCCGTGTTAGCTCAATTAAGCATATTGTTAACCAAAAGCTCTAGTGACGTAGGCAACCTAGAAAGTTCTGACCCTATTGAGATTATTAATGCATTAATAGATGAGGTTGATTTAAAACTTGACAGCACTGCAGAGCCTTCACCAGATCAAAGTATTATCGAAGGCGTAGAAAATCTACATAATGAATACTATAACACCTATAGAGAAACATTAGATGCGTTGGTTGTTGAACTTACTGGTATTTTAAGTTCATTTGACTATGATTACTACAATGATGTTATCGAAAGTATAAATATCGTAAAAGATGAACAAGCTATTGAGGCTCTAGATAACATTGAGCTAATTACAGCAGTGAGAGACACAGATATTGCAAATGTCGAGAGTATTAGTTTAGATACTCTATTGACTTTTGACTTTGGAAAAGCAGCAGTACTCGCTGTTTGGCCAAGTTATATGTATGAGGATCTAGCTGACGGTTTTAAGGCTATGTCTACCTTTGTCTATGATAGTGCTACTAACCTAGACAATGTATCAGATTCAGATTCTATGGATGGCGATAATGACTACAAGTCTGTTTTTTACTATACAGACAGTACAGGAACCGAAAAACTTCGTACTACTTTAGCTGAAGCCGCGAATGTGGAAAGTTTTATAGCTTTATTCGATAAAGTTAAATCTCTTGCTCTGCAACATGAACAGAAAAAGGTAATAGAAAACTTTATTAACTCTCTAAGTTTTACCATATTGCAATTGCCTAGCAGTATAACTGATAGTTTAACTGCAATAAAAGGTGGCGATGATAGTGCTAGAAATACTATCATAAACAGTATATATGACAAGCTTAGTCGACTTACTAATGCTGATAATGTTAGTAGCTTTACTATCATCGAAAAGCAGCAACTATTGGCAGCACTAAAAGAAGAACTTAATGGCATTATTAGTACAGACACAAAGCTACTTAATGTAGTATCAAATTTACTGTGTCCAAGCATCACTCTATATGAAGAGAACTATCCAGAGTTTACTGCTAAGGAAGATGATTTTTATAGCAAAGTAACTGATCTTGCTAATAATGTCAAATCAGCATTTACTGGTTATACTTCTAATACCGAGAGTGCTTTGTTAGATGCTATTAAAGATTATATAAGTGACCTCAGTAATGTAGTAGTAAGCGAGTCAAATGCACCATCTTATGCAGATTATTCTGATAAAAACTTGCTAAATAAACTACAGAGTAAACAAGATCTGCTAGATTGGCTTGTAAATGTTGATATTACAAATAATGAATTAGTTGACGAGTCTTTGTTACCGGATTCATATCGAGAGAGAGTGCTAGATCTCATAGATAAAAGTGTTGTATATAACAAAATTAAAACTGTTTTTGATGCAATTAGCAATGAATTTGATAGAACTAAGCCTGACGAAAATACCGAAGACAAGAGTATTATTCTTAGAAGCTGGACAAATGCTTTAAGTGCATGGTTAGCTATTAATGTATTAGACGAAACAAATGATATTGAGGCAAGTCTTAAGATAGCTATGAATAATCTTTCTGACAGTCTTGATAAGCTAGAAGAAGACGCAGGTAAGTCTAAAGAACTTCTTGAGCTAGAAAAAGTACTAACACAAGAAAAGCAGCTTTTAGCTGAGATAAAAGATTTGGACAAAAATAATGACTTCTATTATAATGTTCCGATAGAAAGCTCGCTTGCTATAGAGTTTACTGAAGGTGATAAAAAATTAAATACCTTATTAAATCCGAGAACTAATTATGATGTTAATAATGTAAATAATAACTTTGTTATTTCAAAATTAGATATTGACTATCTAACTGACGGCATTCAAGTTGCTCGTTCTTCTAAATTAAATTAAATGGAGGTACTAATTAATGATTAATTTTTATAATCAAGTTCCTTCTATCTACACAAACGCTTCTAGAGACTTTCAGTATCTAAGCTGGTTAATCAACATTGTGCTTAACGCTGTTAAGCACAATGTTGATGACTTATATAATTTGCCTAATACAAAAGCAAATTCTAAGTTAACTGAGTTACTTGCACTAACACTTGGATTCAAAGTAAAGCGTAATTATAATAAAAAACAGCTTTTAGCAATTGCAAGCGTACTGCCGCTCATATTAAAATATAAAGGGTCTGAAAAGGCAGTTGAAATTGCCGCCGAAGCTTTAGTTGCCGCTGCAGGTGTCTCAAGCAGTTTCGATCCTACGAATTTTATGGAAATTGAAGATAATTGTTTAGTAGTAACGTTTCCAAAAGACTTGGTAGATATTGTCTTATTTATGGATCTTATACCGTATATTTTACCTGCTGGTATGACCTGCAGAGTGTCTAGACAGAATAAATATAGTGATACTTATATTACTGAAGTTAAGGTACATAATGCATTACAGGCTGACTTCGTACAAGACTTGGGTTGGTATGAAGATGCTAAAACAAGTACTGGTTTATCTGAGTTATTTAAAGTTGGTGAGCATAAACCTTATTTTGATAACCTCGAAAGCACTTCAAATGATCCAGATGCTGCAGATGATAATTATTTATTGCATACAGGTCTGTTATTTAATACAATTATACCTGTGCTAGAAAATAGCTTAGGAATAACGCCTGTGCAGCAACTAGAAGTGGATATAGAAGTGGAAAGTACTGAAAAAGAAGGAGATAATGAGGAATAATATATGAAAAATACAGCTATAAACAATATTAGTTATACTGGGATAGTTACGCTATCCCAGTATACGAATGGTAAAAAATTCATAATTGCACAAAAGCATAACGCTGGTAAACACCCTTTATTTGATTTTTTAGTAGACTGTCTTGCTGGTAATTTTGAACTGGCTAGGAAAAATATGCCTAGTAAAATTATGTTACTAAAATCTAATAAAAATATTACAGATACTGAAGTCTATGATAGCAAGTCTCAGTTTATTTTTAGACAAACAATACCAGAAAAGGTAAATGATTCAGAAAAGGACAAAGTACGGTATAGCTTTGTAATACCTAGAACTGTTTTGGAAACTGCAGATTTTGATGCAATCGGCCTATATACTGATTCAAATCAATGCAGTACCGCTACTGAAATTAACGATTATGCGGCAATATGTAAATTAACAGAAGAAAATAAGGATTCGGCTCTTACTATGTCCGCCTCAACGGCTTTAGTTATAGACTGGGAACTTATTATTTCTAATTAAGGAGTGAAATAATCAATGTTAATGTTTAACGAAACACATCGATATAGTAATAACGGTCCAATGCTAGCTTTTGTGAAAAGTACTAATATTCAAGCGTATCCTTGCGGAAGAAGAAGTGCGGCAATAAACAATGGTGACACTTTCATTCCTTTTGACCCAGAATCTAGATTAAATACAGAGGCGAATATTAGAAAAAACTCTAGTTTAAACGGTTTTACTCAAACCTATGTAAAAGAGTGGAATAGTACTAATGCTTTATTATCATTAGTTCTCGCAGGATACATTTTTGATATTAAGCTAGAATCAGGTTATAAGACCTATACAGACTTTGCTAACAATTTAAAACAAAAGCTAGTAGGCGAAGCAGATATTAGTCGTATTTATGCTAATATCTTTCTTGAAGAAGCAAAGCTTTATCAAGACACAGAAAATACAAATTTAACATATGCAACACTAGTACTACGCAATCAATCCAAATCTAACGATGGTAAGGAAGCTTGGGGTGAGACAAGCATAGACTTACCTATTAATACTAATAACAATAATAGTACAGTTATTACAGAGTACTACTTTTCTGGGCTATCTTTCTCTACAGTGCCACTAACCAACACAGCAGCACTTATTACTAGAGATATTAGTTATGAAGAGGGCAGAGTAGAGAATGAAGCAAGGAAAAGACAATGGGTATCTTTATGTATTTTAGAAAAAAAAGATGGTATCTGGGATATTCATCAGCCTGCTTTACTTCCTAAAATTGAACATGGTGATACGGAGGGCTCAATAAAGCTGTTTGGCAATATTGATGCAACAGGAAAGCTTGAAATAACTGATGATATTAAAGCTGGCGGGACGATTGTAGCTGATGGTGATATTGAAACAAAAGGTGGTCTGGTATTTAGCGGTAATGATGCCAGTAACATTACTGGTGTAAAAAACATTACAGCTACTGGTGATATTAGCACAGCAAGTCTTTCAACAAGTGAACTAAAGTATGATGGCATACCACTACATAAGCTAGTTACTGATAAAATAGGCGATGATGAAAATGGAAATGAAATATATCAGCTAAAATTTATCAGCACGACAAAAGAGAATAATATATCTAAGAGCTCAAATTAATAATTTGTTAATTTATTAAAAACTTAAATATTATTGGCTAAATTAAATGATATAAAAATGCATTTTAAGGAGATCATCTAATTATGCCAGGTTGGTTTTTAAATATACTTGCTACTGTTGGAACACTTATTTTAACACTTTCTGTTACTTTTATTTTTAATAAGATGGTAGGTTTACCTAAAGAATTAAAAAAACAAAGAGAAGCAGAAAAAGCTAAAGAAGAATTACTTAAGCAAGAAAATTTAGCTAGAGATGCTAAAATAGCTTCTCTTGAAGCAGCTATAAATGCTCTCCCGGGCTATAGAGCTCAGAGCCTGCAAATTCAGGCACAACTTCAAAATACTGATAGAGAACTTTTACAGGTATGTAATGAGATTAAAAACGGAGTAATTGATAATCAGCATACCTTAAATGAGCGCTTAGATCGTCTAGAAAAACGTGAGAAAAATGCTATTCGCGCTAAATTGTTAGATGAATATAGATTGTTTACAGATGAGACAAAAAATCCTATGTTAGCTTGGTCTGAAATGGAACATCACGCTTTCTTTGAGCTGGTTAAAGACTATGAAGATTTAAATGGTAATGATTATGTACACAGTACTGTTATTCCAGCAATGAATGAACTTGCAGTAATTCCTATGAGTGATAAAACAGCACTAGCAAAATTAATGAATAGTAGAAAATTATAATAATAAAGGGTTCGTCAAAAGACGGGCCTTTTTAATTTTGTAAAAGTGTATTGTATAATATATGGTGATATAATAACAGAAAAAATGATATAAAGGAGTAGAATATTAAATGGCAACAAAACAATATACTTCTGATAATATTAAAGTTTTAAATGACATCGAGCACATTCAGCTACGCTCTGGTATGTATATTGGAGAAGCAAATGATCCAAGGTCTCTTTTTTCTGAGATGTTTGATAATGCTATGGATGAGGTAAGTGCAAAGCATTCACACGAGCTTGTTGTTAATGTAAATACAAAAGAAAATAGATATACAGTCCAAGATTTTGGCCGTGGTATTCCACATGGTAAGAAAAAGCTTGATAATGGTGAAGAGAAGGAAGTAGTAGAGGTTCTAATGACCATTGCTAATTCTGGTGGTAAATTTGATAACAATTCATATAATTATTCTGCGGGCCTTAACGGCGTTGGTATGACTGTTACTAACGCGCTTTCAGAAACGTTTGAAATTACTACTAGACGTAAAGGTAAATTTGTTCATGCTATTACTCATGGTTCTGCGGACGTTGAACTAAGTAAAGGAAAAACAGACGAACTAGATGGTACAACAGCCTCATTTATTCCTAATAAAAAGTATTTCCATTCAGCTAAAATTCCTCACGAATTCGTTATAAACCGTTGTAAGATTGCTTCTGCACTCGGCTTTAGAGCAAGATGTATTATAGATAACGAAGAATTAGACACAAATTGTACTATTTTTGATTTAATTAAAGAAGAGGATTCTAAAATTGCAACGTACGTAGATATCCCAACAATTGAAGTTTCTAATGATCAAGGCGAGTCTATGAAAGCAGCTCTAAGATATACTTCTGATACTAAAGATAGATACTTTGGATATACTAACTTACTTTCCAACTATCTTGGAGGCACTCATATTCAATGCCTGTCTAAAACTATTGTTTCTACTTGGGAAGCTCTTCTAACTAAATATAAGAACTTACGTCCTGCTGTTGACCTAAAACCTTCTGATTATTTAGTTGGACTGCGCGGTATTTGTGCAGTATTTATTTCACATCCTGAGTTTTCTTCTCAGACAAAGGAGAAATTAGTAGTCAATAAGGCTTATTTTGATAGCCTTATGGAGGCTTTTAGCAAGAGCTTAACAAAGTATTTGACTAATAACATTGAGGTCGCACAGCAGCTTTTAAAGCGTTTTGAGGAGTACCGTATAGCACAAAATGCTCTGCTTTCTCGTAAAGAAATTTCTTCTTTAATTAAAATTAATGAAGATTCTGGCGATAATATTCGACGTCGTTCAGTAGTTTCAAAACTTGTAGAATGTACATCTAAAAAGCGCGATGATACTGAATTATTTATTGTTGAAGGTGACTCTGCTATGGGACCTTACCTCTGTGTTAGAGATAAAGCTACACAAGCTGTACTTCCTATTAGAGGTAAAATTCTTAACACAACGTATAAAGACCTTAAAGAAGTAATTCAGAATAAAGAAATTTGCGATATTGCAAATAGTATTGGTTGTGGCATTGGAGCTCAATGTGACGCGTCAAAGTCACGTTATGAGAGGATTATTATTTCTGCCGATGCTGACCCAGATGGTTTACAAATTAATTGCCTTGTATTAGCAGTGTTCATTAATTTGTTTCCTGACATGGTAAAACAGGGTAGAGTATTTGTGTCACTCCCACCCTTGTACTGCTGGTCAACCAAAAAAGGTTATGATTGGTGTAATAAAGTTGAGGATATTCCTGCTTCAGCTAAAGATGTACACCGCTTTAAGGGACTTGGAGAAATGAATGACGACCAGCTTTTCTATTTTCTTGTCGATAAAGATACTAGAAATGTTATGCAGATTGAATATCCTTCTGATATTGATGAATTTAATAGGATTTTAGGAACTTCTGAAGGTAAAGGTAGCCTACTAAAAGACCTTGGGATCATTCTAAGTAATGAAACAAAAGTCTTTGAGAATCCTAATTTGATAACTGACATCAAAAAAGCTGTAAAACCTAAAAAGCTTACTACTACATCTAATGAAAAAAATGTATCTATTAGTAAACCTAGTACCAAAAAAGCGAAAACTGCTGAAGAGATCAAGCCTGCACAGGGAAATCTTTTTGCCGGGCTATTTGATTAAAAGGAGGAATACTAAATGAATAAAGTTACACCAGTAAAGGATGCTTTAGAACTTGCTGCTGAAAATTATAAAGAATATAGTATTTATGTTGCAAATGGTAGAAGTTATCCTTGTATCAAAGACGCTGCAAAAAGTGTGCAAAAACGTATCATTTATGGTATGTATAAATCCGCACCTAGACACATTGTGAAAATTAGCGAGCTAGCAGCGACGGGATTAAAATATCACCCTCATCCTTCCTCTATTTCCGGAGTAATTGTTTCTCTCGGAGATAACGGCAATAAACTAAGCTTTATGGATAAACAAGGTAACTGGGGTAATAAAGCTAAAGGCATTGAAGCTTCTGCGGATCGTTATATCGGTGGAAAGCTATCTGATTTAGCGATAGAACTATTATGTGATGGTATTGAATATTGTCCTATGATGACAGGTGAGTTAGACTATGAAGAGCCTGTGGCTTTGCCAGCGTTGTTACCTATTTGCTTTATTAATGGTATGTCAGGCATCCCAGCAGGACTTCCTAAATTGAATATTCCTTGTCTTGATATCTCAGGGATGTTTGATTATTATCTAGACATTCTTAAGCACAAAGACCTTAATTATACTCCTAAGAAGCTTCCAATTCCTAATGTTGGAGTTCCTATATTATCATCTAAAGCTGATTGGGAAAGTGTCTTAAAGAATGGTAAGGGCACTATTCGACTTGCGCCTGAAATGTCAATTGACAAGGATGGTATTATTACAATCACTGCTATGCCAGCATCTAAATCTGCAGAGCACGTAAGAAAGATCATTGAAAAAGAAATTCTTTTAGATAAAGTAGATATGCGTGATGAGTCCACTTATGATACTAGAATTGTTATTGAAAAAGTATTTAAAAAGCAGTGCGATATGCAAGAGCTTTTTGATAGACTATATAAAAAGTTACAGACTTCTGAAACTTATAACCTTGCTTTTTTCGACCAAGACCATATCTATGTTCCTTGTAGTTTTGATATGGTTGTTAAGTCTAATCTTAATTATCTAATTGAAACTCATACTAATAGACTAACACATCAGATCAAGGATAACCAGGAAAAACTTGAAGTGCTTCAGATTATTGAAAAACTAAAAAAGACAAATAATTGGAAAGCTATTTTTGACCTAACTTATGAAGATGCTTGTACATTTCTTCAAAAAACTTTTAAATGCTCTGTAGAAACTTCTCAAGCTGTACTACGTAAACCTATTTCTTATTTAACTAAAGAACATCAACAGGAAATTACTGACCTTCAAAATATTATTAGTGAGCTTGAAAATGACCAGTCTGATATTTTTGAAATGTTAGCTAAAAAATATAAGACTATTAAACAAAAAGTTATTAAAGAAGTAGCAATGAATACTACTAAGTTTATCTAAAATTTGCTAAATTATTTAGGTATAAATCGTATATTATGATATACCTGATTAATTTTAAAGAGGAGTTACCTAAAATGAATAAAATTAAAGAAGCTATTTCACTTGAATCTGATTTACTTCTTAAGCTAAATCCATTATCCGAGGCTGAGATTTTTGAATTTATGAAAAATCTTCGTGGTGGTACATATTTTAACATGGGAATGTATAGTTCAATTCCTGTAGCAAGAGCTTATAAAAGTACTATTCGTATTTACAAAGTTTTAGACCTTACCGCTATTGTAAGCGGTGTTAGTTATGAGAACATCAAAACAACCAAAGATTTTAGACAAAGTACTGGTGAAGCACCTGGTAAGTCTTGGTATGATCATACTCCCGGTTATGAAAATAAAATTGCTCAGAAGAAGAGTGATCCCAATAGTAAGTATGTTCTTTGGGATATTAAGCGTGGTACTGGTACCTGTGTTAGATATTATGTAGTTGATATCGAAACTGGTGCAGTTACCCCTGTTTCTAAAGCAGATGTAGAAAATTCTCCTTACTTAACTGCTACTGAAAAAGCAAAGCTTACTCCGAAGCCTGTTGTTGGTTTCGATCTTGCTACTGGCGAAGCTGTTGAGAATAAGACTAACTGGAGAACTGCTGCGTTTGATCACATTTTCTGGCTAAATCAGGCTGGTAAAGCTACTCAGGAATATGGCGTAAGATTTGAAGAAGATTTTGGGCTAACAGAAGCTCTTGGTGATGATATTTTTATGGATGCTCACGCTAATGTAAGAACTGACCTTGATGCTATTCTCTCAGGTGAAGTTGTTGAGTCTTTTGAAGAAGCATTAGATGAAGCTTTGGAATCTGAGGTTTTCATGGATGCTCATGCAGGTGTAAAAACAAAGCTTGATGATGTGCTTTCTGGTAATATGAAAGAGTCTGTAGAAAATACTGATAGTATTAAGGGTGTTAGAACTGTTACACTGCATAACGATACTGAAGAGAAGGTAATTTTAGACTTTAATACGTTTGAGGAAGCTGCTAAGCACTTTGATAATCTTTATGTTAATGCTGTTGAAGAAAACTATGCTGAGGAAGTTCTATATCCAATTATGCTCGCAGCACAAAATAAAGAGTATGATTATATTGATGATGATGGTTATGCAGTTATTGAGGTAGATGCCACTGGCATTTTTGATGGTGCTCTTGATGACATCTATAGTAATGACGTAGAAGAAGATTGCCAAGTGTCTGATAAAACAAATAGTTTAAAAGAATCTTATAGACGTACTGTATCGAGAGGCAATACACTGGTAGATAACGAATTATTTGTTGATTTTGAATAATTAATTTAAAACGAGCTTATTTCTAAGCTCGTTTTTATTTATAGTCTAACATCTGCTAAATTATATAGTATTATAATTTAAGTAGGTGACTTATGAATAATTTAGACTTTTTTGACGATTTTAAGGTTGGAGCGGCCTACGATTCAGAAGGAAGACTACTTTCTGCTGGACAGGAAAGTTTTTTTAAAAATAGTAAATGTATAAACGAAGAAAATAATTTACTTGTACTTTACCATGCTTCAAACAGTGATTTTAATACTTTTGATATAAAACGTGCTGGTACAGGCGGTGGTGCTATTTATGGAAAAGGTTTCTATTTTTGTGATGATGATTTCGGCCTTGATATTTACGGTAAATATATAAAAGAATATTATTTAAATTTAAAAAATCCTTTTAGATGGGAAGCTATCGAAGAAGAAGCAGATGCTTATTATAATGTAGATATGTTTATAGATATGCTTGAACACAATAACTTTGAAGTACCTGATGAGCTTAGGCAGCAACTTGAAGAAGAGGTTTTAGAAAATGATGGCGGATTAGATACTGTAATAGAACTTACATGCGGATTTGACTTTGCATATAACTATTTTACTAAAGCAGGCTACGACGGAATTATGAATTTAGAGATTGGCGACTACGTTGCTTTTAAACCTGAACAAATTAAACTCTGTTCTAATAAAATGCCTTCAAGCTCTGTTGATATTGCAGCTTAAAACTACATATTAAAATTATAAAGACGATCATTAAATATGGTCGTCTTTTATTGTATTATATAGTATAAAATTTTATACTAAGGAGAATTTGTTAATGAGCTTAGCAGATAAATATTTTAAAGAAGAAGTAAATCAAATTCTTACTTCTGGTTTTAATGATGAGCAGTATGAAGTTAGACCGAAGTGGCCAGACGGCGTACCTGCACATACTATTAAAACTTTTTGTGCCGTAAGACGTTATGATCTTTCTAAAGAATTTCCTATTCTTACTCTTCGTACCCAAGCGTTTAAGGGTGTTGTAAGAGAGCTTCTTTGGATGTGGCAGAAGAAGTCTAATGTCGTAGATGAACTTGGTAAGTCTGCTTCAATTTGGAGAGCTTGGGAAGATGAAGCTGGAACTATTGGTAAAACTTATGGCTACCAGCTAGGTAAGAAATCTAAGTATTCTTATGGTGAGCTTGACCAGGTAGATAATCTTATTTATCTTCTCAAAAATAAGCCTATGGACCGTAGAATGATTACAACTATGTGGTGTCCTGAAGATCTTCACGAAATGAATCTCCCACCATGTGTTTATGAAACTCTTTGGGACGTAAAAGACGGAAAGCTTAATTGTTTGGTTATTCAGCGTTCAGGTGATCTTCTTGCTGCAGCAGCATCAGGTGGTTGGGATACTATGCAGTATGCTATCCTAACACATATGCTTGCACAGGTTTGTGGCTATGAAGTTGGTGAGCTTGTACATATCGTAAATAACTTGCATATTTACGATAGGCATATTGACGCAGTAAAAGAGGTTATGAATAATCCTGAATATTCTGCACCTAAGCTTTGGATTAATCCAGATATACAAGATTTTTATGAATTTACTGAGGATGATTTTGAGCTTATTGATTACCAGTCTACTAAGCTTACTACTAAATTTCAAGTTGCGGAGTAATTTAAATGAAGAACTTAATTAAACATTTAAAAATTATTCATATGCACCGCAAGTATGTACGAAAAGCTTGTTTTAAAGCTGGTCTATATTGGCAAGGTTTGACACATGATCTTAGCAAGTATTCTATTACTGAAATGCTTATTTGTAAGTATTACTCTGGTAAGCGGAGTCCTCATCAGAATGCCAGAGAAGCTCTTGGGTACTCTCCTAGTTGGATTCATCATTATCATACTAATAAACATCATTTTCAGTACTGGTGGGATGAGGATGAAGAAGGCAAAATTATTCCAATGAAGATGCCTTTTAAATATGTAGTAGAGAGTTTTTGTGATATGCTTGGTGCTAGTAAAGCATATAATCCAGAGGACTGGGGACCTGATTTGCTACTTTATTATTGGGACCAAAAGTGCAAAGGTAAGCGTATTATGCACGAGAAGTCAGTAGCTTTAATTGAAGAGTTTATTCATAAGCTAGTTGATTTAGATGAAGAAGACTTCTGGCGTTATTTTGCTGCCCATAAAAAGTTTTATCAAAATTATTATGAATAAGACTAATAAAAAAGGTCTGCTTTATTTATAAAAATATATTTACTTTTTTACTTAAGTGTGCTATAATGTAAATATAAATTTAATGATAAGGGAGTGGGCCTATGAATTATGACAGAATTAAAAGTATATTCATAGATTTGTATGAGGAACTTTGTGATACTTTTGATGATTTTGAGTCAGACTTTAATGAAGCAACTGGTCACGAACAAATATTACATGAAACTCAGTTATATCCAGAGCAAAATGATGTTGTAAGTTACTTTGAAAAAATTACTGAGTCAAGAGAAACCGCTGAAGCTTTTATTAAAGAATTACTGGCACCAGCAGTTAAAGCAAGAAATAGATTCGATGTAAGCAGTTCGTATCATTATATAATTGCTAAAGAAACGCTAACCAGTCATATAATAGTTGGTCGAGACTCTACTGTCAATTATAATGCTTTTATTAAAAAATTAACATCAGATTTTAAGCTCTATAAAAAAGACCTACATGAGCTAATAAGGGAAACAAATAATGTAGAATAAAAATGTAAAGACAGGCTTATAAAATAGTCTGTCTTTTATTGTATTATATACTATAAATATCAGAGGAGGAAGGCTATGAAAAGACCTTCAATAGATGAATATTATATTAATATTGCTAAAGCTGTTTCTTTACGCTCTACTTGCACTAAAAAGCATTATGGAGCTGTTATTGTAAAAAATGGAGAAGTTGTAAGCACAGGATATAATGGTAACGTTAGAGGCGAAAGTCACTGCGGAATATGTACAAAAGCTTCTGGTAATGGTGATATGGAAGAATATAGTCAATGTGCCGCGGTTCATGCTGAAATGAATGCTATTATATCAGCAAGTCGTAATGAAATGCTTGATGCTGACCTTTATCTTGCTGGTTATGATGTAAAAACAGGAGAAGCTGTTGAGTGTGAAGCTTGGCCATGTGAGATTTGTTTAAGACTTATTAAGAATGCCGGAATAAATCGTATTATAAATAATAAGGGTGTTATTTATATGCGTTCTGACGATGGCATTTTAATACAGATTAGAGAAAAGAGGATATAAAAATGATTAAAGCTATTGTTTGTGTTGATAAAAATTGGGCTATTGGAAAAAATAATGATCTTCTTTTTCATCTTAAAGAAGACATGAAATTTTTTAGAGAAACCACTCTACACAGTATCGTAGTTATGGGAGAAAATACTATGAAGTCTCTTCCTGGTGAAAAGCCATTAAAAGATAGAATTAATATTGTGCTTTGTCCAGAAGGCAAAGAATATCCAGGTTTCGTTTGTTTTCATGATTTTGATAAACTTGTAAAACAGCTCCAAGCACTTACTTGTGATATTTATATCATCGGTGGAGGTATGTTTTATAACTCAATGCTTCCGTACTATGAGGAAGTATATGTAACTAAAGTACAAGCAGACGGTGAAGGCACAATTTTCTTTCCAAATCTTGATAATAACGTAAATTTCGATCTAGTAGAACGTTCTGATGATATTGAAGACAGTGGTTATGCTATTAACTTCTGTACCTATAAGAGGATTACAAATGAATAATAAGAAAACAAAATGTTCGTTTTGTCGATATAAAACTTCGAGTGGTTGCATGGTAACGCCTAATTCTTATTACTGCAAAGAAGCAAATGATGAATATTATCAATATTTAAGAAGTGGCCAAAAACAACCTACACAAAAGTCTTTTCGTTCATGGGATAAAAAATAATTTGCTAAATTAAATATAGAAGATTAAATCTTTTATTTAAATAATTACTATAAATAATACAAATAAGATACCTAAAAGATAAATAAACAATACATAACAATACTTTTATTTTTAATTAGTTTATATAAATTTATTTACCGTTTAGGCAGATAGTCTAAGCGGTATTTTTTTTATTTATGAGCGGTTTTAAATAACTTTTTACTGTATTATATTTTGTATAAAAATATTTAAGGAGAGTAAAACAAATGATTAAATTTTTTATTGAACCTGGTTATGACGTTAAGGCACCTGAGAGAGAATATGGAAATGGTGGTGTAGATTTTTATATTCCTAAGCACACTGATACTTTCGTAAAGGCTTTTAACGAAAAGAACGCTGCTGCGAATGCAATTCTTGATATTAATGATACAGGTGAATATATCATTAAAATTATGCCTCATGGACGCGCTAATATTCCTTCTGGTATACGTAGCTTTATTCCTGTTAATGTAGCTCTTGAGGCGCAGAATAAGTCTGGTATCGCTACTAAGCATGGTCTTGTTTATGGTGCGTCAGTAGTGGACGCGAACTATCAGGGCATTATTCATATCTCGCTTATAAATACTACTGGTAATATTGTAGAGCTACCGCTTGGAATGAAGGCGGTACAGTTTATTCCTAGAGTTATAGATATTTCTCAAATCGAAGTATACAATAATATCTCACTTGATGAGTTCTATAAAGACTTTGAGTTTTCAAATCGTGGTGAAGGAGCTTTCGGTTCTACAGGCGTTTAATCTTACTTAGGAGGAAATAATGTCAACTTGTTTTTTACGTGAAGTTTGCAACGGTAAAGATTGTGATAAAGACTTCTGTCTTAGAAAATACAAAATGGATTCATTGTATTCAGCAGCCCTTATGACAGATAGCCAGAAACAGCATGTTACTTTATTAGTAGATGAAGATGGCACAGACTTAGAGCAGTTTAAGCAATTAGCCGCTATTGAGCAAGATATTGTAAAGTTTATTCAAGAAGGTAAAAATTTGTATATTCACTCTGCTAACTGTGGTAACGGAAAAAGCTCATGGAGTGTTCGTTTAGCTGAAGCCTATTTTAACAAAATTTGGGCTAGATCTGAAGCTAAGTGCAGAGTTTTATTTATAAGTGTACCTAGGTTTTTACTAGCACTCAAAGATAATATTTCTACAAAGAGTTCTTATGTAGAGTATATCAAAGAAAATGTTTTTGAAGCGGACCTAGTAATCTGGGATGATATAGCGGCTAAAATGGGTAGCGAATTTGAATTAACCCATTTACTTAACATTATTGATAATAGATTAGCTTTAGGAAAATCTAATATTTATACTTCTAACTTGAATAGACAGCAGCTATATACAGCTCTCGGTGAGCGACTTACAAGCCGTATTGCAAATATGTCAATTGATATTGAATTATTCGGCGCTGATAAAAGAGTTTTGAAAAAATTGGAGGATAACAAATGACATCACAGTTTCAGATTATAAATAAAATTCTTCAAAATAAAGATTACTCTTTTATTACCTTAAATAACTTAACTGTTGAGCACTTCTTCAGTTATAAGGCAGAGTACGAGTTTATTAAAGCTCATTATGACACTTATCACACCGTGCCAGATCGTCTGACGTTTTTGAATAGTTTTCCTGATTTTGTTATTCAGGATGTCAATGAGCCTGATAATTATCTTATTGAACAGTTATATAATGATTACAATCAAAGTTACTTGGCATCTCGTTTTAATGGGGTAAAAAAACTATTGGAAGCTGATGACACGGCTGGAGCTATGAAGTATTTTCTAGAGTCAACTGAAAAGCTTCATATAGGTTCAGCACTGCAGTGTACTGATATCATGTCAGATACCTCTAGATATGACCGTTATCTTGACATGATTGCTAACCAGTCTAAATATTTTATTTCTACTGGCTTTCCAGAACTAGATAGAATTATTACAGGCATAGACCGCAGAAATGAAAATATGGTAATTGCAGCAAGAAGTGGCGTTGGTAAAACTTGGTGTCTACTAGCTATGCTTGTCGCTGCTGCAAAGCAGGGCTTGACAGTTGGACTCTACTCTGGTGAAATGTCTGTAGATAAAGTGGCTTATCGTGTCGATACTTTATTAGGTAAGATTGATAACAGAAAAATTTCTAGAGGCGACCTATACTATAAAGACCACTATAAAAACTATTTAGATAGCTTAAAATGCTCTGGTTATGGAGCCATTAAAGTGCTAACACCGAATGATATTGCAGGTCCTGCTACGGTAGACGCGCTTCAGGCATTCGTAGAAAAAGAGCATTTAGATATACTTTTCATTGACCAATATTCTTTGCTTGAAGATAATAGTAGAGCTAAAGTAATGCATGAAAAGGTAGCTAATATTTCAAAATCTATTAAAAATCTTCAAGTACTTAAGCAAATTCCAATTATTTCTGTATCTCAGATGAACCGTACTAAAAATGAAGATAAGACACAAGATACCACACAGATTGCCTTATCTGACCGTATCGGTCAAGATGCTACCGTTATTATTATGTTGGATAAACAAGAAACAGAGGACAATAATCATAAAGGGTCTTTTAAGGTAACTCTTAATATTGTCAAGTCCCGTGATGGTGGCGACGGAAGAAAGCTTGATTATTTATGGGATTTTAATACTGGTATTTATAGGTATATTTCAAATGGTGATGATGGTGTTACTTCTGAGGAAGACTTTGAAGAGCTTGAAAATAGCTATGCAATGGATTCACCTTATCCTGTTGATGACAGCTCGCCGTTTTAAGAAAGGTTACTAAAATACATGAGAGTGCTTAGAGTAGATAATTATATTATAGATACTCCATTATATGAAGTCATTAATCAGTTAAAAATGGCGTTAACAAATGGTAAGCTTCGTGAAGTAAAATCTTGGACTGATGGTGACGACAACATAGTTGTAACCTGCCCAAACAGACACCACAAAGGTGGTCGAGAAACCGCCGCTTCTATGAATATCTATGTAGGAGATAGTTCTAAGATTCCATACGGTCTTTGTAAATGCTGGTCTTGCGATTTCAAGTGTTCTTTTACTTACTTTGTTGCAGAGTGTTTTGAATGCTCAGAAGATTTTGCTAAAAAATGGCTTATAGATAAGTTTGGCATTTTTTCTGAAGCTAAGATTTTAACTGAAAATGATATAGTAATCAAACCTAAGCGAGCTTCTGCACGATTACCTGCTTCATATTTAGATAATCTTCAAAGCTGGCATCCGTACTTAGCCGAACGTAAACTATCTCGTGAAGTTTGTGAGCTTTTTAAAGTTAAATATGACCCAGTGACAAGTCAAATAGTATTTCCTTGTTTTGACGTGGCCGGAAACATTATTATGGCACCAAGAAGGTCAATTGTTTATAAAAACTTTTATCTAGATGATGACCAAGAAAAACCTGTTTACTGTCTAGATTTTATTATAAAAAATAATATTAAAACAGCTATGATTTGTGAAGGGCCATTTGATGTTTTAACTTGTTATACTTATGGTTATCCTGCGATTGGAACTTTTGGAAATCCTTCACCAAGTCAGATAGCTGCAATCAATAAATCACCCATTAAAGTTCTTTATCTTGCAATGGATAATGACAGCGCCGGCCGACGGATGGCTAATGTTATTCGAGCAGGGTTAGACCAACGAATTATTATAAAAGAAGTTAATTGGGGTATAGGTAAAAAAGACCCGAATGAGCTTTCATATGAAGAATTTCAAAAAGTTATGATGAATGCTAAAAATTCATAATAGCTAAACTGTATTATATTATGCCGAGATCTTCGGTATTTATGATAAATAAAAAATAAAAAAACAATACTAAAGGAGAAATTTAAAAATGAGTCAATTTTCGTATGCACAGTATCAGGATGTAGTAGCACAGGCACAGGCAAATGCCAATGGTGATGGAACTAAGGTAGGTTATTTTAAGCTAAAAGACGATGGTGATATTGCTATTGCTCGTATCAATCTTAGCTCTACAGATGAGTTCAGCTTTGCAGCTGTTCATACTATTGGAATTAATGGTAAGTGGATGAAGGTTAGTTGCCTCAATCCTCTTGGTGTAAACGCCGGTGGCTGTGGCCTTTGTTCAGCGCACAATGCTAATCCTAAGGGTTCTATTAGCAAGGCTGCTAAAAAGATGTTTATTCCTATGATGGTGTCTTATCGTGACCCTAATGCAGCGACTGGTTATACAGCTCCAGCTCCTGTAATCTGGGATCGTCCTGCGGCCTTCTCTCGTGAGCTTGCTAATAAGCTTATGATTGCTGGTGACCTTCGTAACACTCTTGTACTTATCACTCGTAATGGTAAGGCCGGTGATATGCAGACCACGTATTCTATGGATATTCTTCCTGCAGACCATCCTGTATTTAAACCTGATATGATTCCTGCTGATTTTAGTGCTTTTAATAATTTTAATATTGCTCGCCATTCTTATTGGGAAAAGACTCCTGAGGAAATTAATGCTTTCCTTACCACTGGTCAGTTTCCTGAAAGAGTGCAGGCTAACGCACAGCAGACTGCTAGCAGTGCAGCAGCTGTTGCAAGTTCTTATGGAGCTACCGTTACTCAGCAGCCTTATGTAGCACCGACCCAGCCGGCAGCTGCAGCTACTATTGCTAATCCTACTATCAATACCACTGCTGCTAATACTGCGCCTTTTAATGCAGGACCTGTAAATGCAGCTTCTGAAGTTACCAATGCAGCACCAACTAGAAATTTTAGTGGCTTTAGCTTCTAATTATATTAAATAAATATAAAAGCGTGCTTGATTTTGAGCACGCTTTTATTGTATAGTATAATATATAAATATTTTTAAAGTGAGGTTTTGTATGAACAATCTGTTTGATAGCTTTGATTTAACAGTTAATACGGTGCCTAAAGCTAGTACTGAAGCACCAGTAAAAAAGCAAAAGTTACAAACTGTTGATAAGAGCTTGACTAATCAAAGCCTTTTTGTAGGTGAAGGCTTAGAAGACTTTAATATCGAACTCAATAAGCCAAAGCCAGAAGCACTAGTTAAAAAGATCTCTAAGCCAGAGGAAACTGAAACTGACCCAACCAAGATTCTAAAGTCTAAGAAAGTAACACTTGCTGAAAAGCTTGCACTAATTAAAATTAAAGTTCTTGAAGTGTTGGGTAAGCAGCGAAAAAATGTAGTTGTTATTAAAACTAAAGAAGAATTTGAAGACTATGTTTCTAAGTGCATTGAATTTGGCCGAGTAGCGATAGATACTGAGACCAATAACTCTACCGACCCAATGACGTGTCAGTTAATGGGTTTATGTTTATATTATGAAGGTGGTAAGCAGGCATATATTCCTGTCAATCATGTTGACCCTGAAACTGGAGAACGTTTGGCATGGCAGCTTACTGAAGAAGATTGTCGAGAGCAGCTCCAGCGTATTAAAGATGCCGGTACCTTCATTGTAATGCACAACGGCAAGTTCGACTATGAGGTTATTAAGTGTACTTGTAACATTGAAATTGAGCCTGACTGGGACACCATGATCGGTGCCCATACCATCAATGAGAATGAAAAAATGGGTTTGAAATGGCAGTATATTGATAAAATCGACCCAACACAAGCTAAATATGATATTGAACATTTGTTTATAGTTCCATATAAGTATGTAGATCCTGAAATTTTCGCTCTTTATGCAGCTACTGACTCTATGATGACTGATAAACTTTATGTATATCAGGTTGCTATTTTGACGGCTCCTGGTAATGAACGTCTTTATTGGTTGTTTACTAATATTGAAATGCCTATCGTTAAGGTAGCCGGTGATATTGAGCTTATTGGTGTCTGTATTGACCAGGAGTTTGGCGAAAGACTTAGAACAAAATTTAATCAGAACCTGGAAGATATTGATGCAAAAATTGATCAAGAATTAGAAGCACTAAAACCTAAGATTAATAAATGGAAAACTGATCCAAAAAGTGGTGCAACTGAAAAAGCTAAGCAGTTCGAGCCAAAAAAATCTAAGTTATCTCAAGCGAAACTTGAGGAAAAATATCCATTTATAGATAAAAAAACTGGTAAACGTTATAAAGTAGGCAAAGCACCTATTGAACAGTTAGGTGATCCTATTAATCTAGCTTCGCCTACTCAGCTTGCAATTTTATTCTATGACATTCTTGAGTGTCCAACGGTTAGTAAGAAGTCTCCAAGAGGTACCGGTAAAGACGAAATGGAAGCTTTGGCTGAGCGTACTGATATTGCATTGTGTAAGCTGATTCTTGAGCGTAGAGGTATTGTTAAGCTGATTTCAACCTATATCGACGTAATTCCTGCACTTGCACAGCATTGGCCTGACGGACGTATTCGTTATAAGCTCAACTCTGTTGGTACTGACACTGGTCGTTTCTCTTCTGGTGGTGAGTTTAAATTCCTTGATGGTGATACGCCTGTTGAAATCTCAGGTATTAACTCTCAGAATATTCCTTCTCGCGGTGATGGTAAAATTACGCGTATGTTGTTTACTGCTAAGAAAGAATTTAATGAAGTAGAAGTTGAGGCAGATAGTATTACCATTCCAGAGGTTTCTGAAATCGAAACCGTTGACGGTTGGAAGTACGGAAAAGACTTAAAAGCACTTGACCAGATCTTAACAGATGAAGGTCCTGTGGTCCTTGAGGTTATTCATTATGATGTTGTGAAGAAGGAATATGAATTGATTGTGAGGAAACTTTAATGAAAGTAAAAACTAGAACTTTATATAAACTTGTAGGTTCTGACTATTCGGCTCAGGAACCTCGTATTACTACATTCCTTGGCGGAGACCCTGCAATGAGACAGGCCTATCTTGAAGGTAAGGACCTTTATTGTGTTATCGCAGCCAATATTTACAATAATAACTATGAAGATAACCTCGAACACTATCCTGAAGGTACTGTGATCGAGCTTGACGGCAAACAGACTGTGTGCGGCCATAAAACACACCTAAATAAAGCTGGTAAAGAGCGCCGTTCTGTTGCTAAAATGGTACTTCTTGCTCTTACTTATGGTATGGGTACCGGCACGCTTGCTGCTAGAACAGGTAAAACCAAGGCAGAAGCTCAGGAGATTTTTGATAACTTCTTTAAAAGCTTTCCTAAGGTAGAAGAGCTTATTAACAGCTCTAAAGAGTTTTTAAGAACTCATGGCTATGTGGAAGACTGGGCCGGCAGAAGAAGACATCTTACAGATTACTTCTTAAATCCTTACGAGGCTACTTATAAAGATGAGGCTACTGTAGAAGCTAAGACCTTTAACCCTATTTTGGGATGTGAAAATCGTCCTTTAATTGATGCTACCCTAACTTCTTGGGTAAATAGAGCAAAAATGACTCGTAATAATAAAGACTTTGAGCAGCTAGCTCAAGAAGCTATGAAGCAGGGTGTAATCCTGTCTGCTAATACAGGCCGTATCGCTCAGGCAGAGCGTCAGTGTCTTAACGCTAGAATTCAAGGCAGTGCAGCTTCACTTACTAAGTTAGCTATGATTCAGATTCACAACAGTCAAGAGCTTAAAGAACTCAACGCTAAACTTGTTATGACTATTCACGATGAAGTTATGCTTGAATGTCCTGCACTTTATGCTGAACAGGCTTCAGAGATTCTTCCTAGAATTATGATTGATGCTGCAGCTCCTTATATTGATGTTCCTATGAAGTGTGACCCTGCTATCGAGTCTCGTTGGTATACTTCTGAGTATGCTGTTGCTGTACAAGAAGAATTTAAAAAGTTAACAGACAAAGGTCTAGACCGTGATGAAGCCTTCACTAAGCTATACGCTAAGCATCCTGAGCTTCCTGAAGATGCTATTTATAAGACAATTACTGAGGGTATTGATTTAGAGTTTTAAAGGAGAATTATATGTATCACAATAGTGAAGCGTTGATTTATGGCGCTGCACAAAGAATTATAGTAAATAAAGGCGAATTTAATTATTATGATGTTGGAGAAATACTAGTTGGTCGTGGAGCTGTCTCACACGAAACAGCTTGCGACTTACTGGCATTATCTGTAATTTGTCATAATATTCCTTATTATGTTAATAATCAAAGATTAATAAGAAACCTAGACGAATGCCTTAAAGACGTAATTACTTTTTATAATGCAAATAAAGCTGAGCTTGAGATTGTTTATAATAGTAATGAGAAGGAATGGACAGATATTCTTTCTGGTTTTACGCTACCAAAACTTATGTTTGGTGATGACTCTCACTATGTTTTTAAGTCAGGTTCTGGTAATGCTAGACCAGACTTAGTAGATTCTGAAGGTAACACTTATGAGGTTAAGCGAAATTTCAGAGGCGGTTCGCGAGCTAGTCTACATAAAGCTGATTTTTTAATTGATTGTAAAAATACTACTATTGAAATCCGTAAAATTAATGATAATAACGTAGACTTAGAACACTACCCACTTGGTCGTTTTAATGGTTTTTTAAATGAGAAGTTAATTACAACAACAAACACTATTGAAGAGTTCATAATGAATCAGCTTTGGAGCGGTGAGTTAATTGAAGCTGTAGAGGCACGATTAGCTAAAGAAGGTTTTGTGTGGAATCCTTAAAAACAAAACTGTATAATATAAAAAATAATAAAGGAGTAACCATATGATTTTAAAAACAAAAACTTTCCAAGAAGCTGCTAATAAAATTCTTGTTGCCGTCGGTCTTGACCGTGCAGCGGCTAATCTCGAGCTCGCAGCAAAGGACACGACTCTTTTTCTTCGTGTAACTAATCGCGAATATTATGCTGCGGTAAAATTTGACCTTGAAGAAGCAACAGATTTTCGTGCAGTAGTAGATGCCAACCTCTTCCTAAATCTCATTTCAGGTATTAACACAGAAGAATTTGAGCTTACTATTAATGACACTAGTGTAGCCGTAAAAGCGGGTAAAAGTACCTATAAGCTTGCTATGATTTATGAAAATGACCAGCTTATGAAACTTCCTGTCATCAAGCTTGATCCTGAACAGGTAACTGTTTCAATGCCTATTGCTCATGATATTATGATGAGTATTCTTAATGTAAACGGTAAAGAAATTCAGAAGGCAAAAAGACTTGATGTAAATGAGCTTCAGCGTTATTATTATATTGATGAAACAGGTTGTTTTACTTTCACTACCGGTGCTTGCGTAAACTCATTTACACTAGAAAAACCTATTAAATTGCTTTTAACAGATAAAGTTGTAAAGTTATTTAAGTTGTTTGGCTCCGATGTATTAATGTCTTATGGTCATTTAGTAAATTCTGATAATTCTCTTCAGCCAATTGTAACTTTCCAAAATGAAGACGTTTATGTGGCTTCTAGATTGCTTAATGATGAAACTTGTATTCAGAAGATTAAGGCACCTTGTGATGCAATGAAGAATCTTATTAAAGAAGTATATGACCACAATCTTGTGCTCTCTGCTTCTGACCTTTCTGCTGCTATTGGACGTCTTTTAATGTTCTATAAGAATAGTAGTACAAAAGCAGACCTTTCTTTTGTACCGGCTGTTGTAGAGTTTACTGATACTGACCTTACTATTTCAGATGTTTCTGGTGATAATAAAGAAGTTATTACAGTTGAAAACGGAAGCTCAACTCCTGGAAGTTACTCTATGGGAGTAAATCTGATTGACCTTAAAGCTGTTCTAGACTCTTGTAAAAATGAACATATTACTATGAACTGTGGCAATAAGAAATCTATTATTATAAATCGCGGCACTATTAGTAATGTTATTGCTGAGACGCGGACTAAAGAATAAATTGTAATAACGAAAAGCGAGCCTAGAAAACTTGCTTTTCGTTTTTTTTTGCTAAATTATATAAAGTAAAAATTTAAGGAGTGCTAAAATGAACTTTTCTGAAGCCTTTAATGAACTTACTTTACTAACAGAGGAAAGTAATGGAGGTCAGTATACATATAAACAATTTTTAATAGCATTAGCAAGATTTCTAGATATACAAATGCCTGAAGATTATCTTAAGTGGGATTTACATCACCGGGATGGTCAGCATAAAAATAATGATAAATTTGATAATATTGTATTTATAGAACCTAGTGACCATAGGTCGCTGCATGCTTCAATACGTGCAGGTAAACATGGCGGAAAAGACTCAGCAAAGTACCAAAAAGCTCTTAAGGCTAAATTAATTGACCCAAAAGCACGTAAAGGACGACCTTACCGATATTTTCCAATTGGCGAGTTTATCGAACAGCGCTTAAAGTACTTAAATGCAAAACAGACAGAGCCTGATGTGGAAGACCTTGAAAATAAAACAATAGCAAGCTAGTACTTAAATGTAAAGAACCTGACTAAAAATCAGGTTCTTTTTTATTGTATTATATAATATGTAAAAATAATTAAATAAAGGAGTGAGACATATCGCAAACCAGGATATTGGCAAGAAGTGGGAAAGTAAGTATAAGTCTACATGGGAAGCGCAGTTTCCAAATACTTTGATTTACCGTCTACCAGACCAACAAAGTGGTTATGCTGGTGGAGGTTCTACAAATCCTTGTGACTTCCTATGTTACTCAGGTGATTGCGTTTTAATGGTCGAATGTAAAGCACATGCTAAAGCTAGCATACCTTTTGCAGCTATTCCGCAATATGACCGATTACTAGATTATAAAGGTAAATATAAAACTTTTCCTGGGGTTCTTATATGGTTTTATGAAAAAGATATAATCATTTGGGTGTCTATTGAAGAAATGGAAAAAATGGTCCTTGATGGTGAGAAGTCGATTGGTCTAAGAATGATTGATGATAAAAAACCTTATCCAAAGTCGTATAATATTATTAAGGTTCCTGCTAAAAAACTTAGAACTTTTATGGAAGCAGACCTTAATTATTTAGTGGAGGTTTTAAATGGCTAAAGATTTAAACAAAGCTCTTGAGGCAGTGGAAATGACTTACGGACAAATTAAAGACATTGCTGACAGTATGTTGGCCGTGCCGTTTGAAGAGCCTAATCGTATTATTGAAACTATTCAATTTAATATAGAGTCTATGTCTATTGACTTACTTAGAGATTCTATTCTGCGTCTACAGCTTGCAGTATATTCTTTAAGCGAGCTAAGAGACCGTTCTGGTATTAAAGCAATTTGTGCTGAAGCTATTAAAAAAGAAGCTTATGCAGCAAATTATATTGGACAGGAAGGTACTGCTGGCGTAAAGGATTCTAATACTACTCTTGCTATTTCTGAAAATATTGTAGCTCAGTGTCTTTATGATCTCGTGGCAAGCCTAGTTAAAACTAAAGTTGACCAGATACACAGAATGATCGACTCTCTTAAGAGTATTTTAATGAGCAGGATGCAGGAATTAAAGCTTGCAAATAGTACACTTGATTAAGAAAGGTAGATTTTATGGCAAAAGAAACAGAAAAGAAATCTTTTACAATGGAAGATTTCGCAAAAAAACTAAATAAAGAATATTCGAATAATAACTTGATTATCAAGTCAAATGTTGTACCAGTATACCAGCGTCTTTCTTCTGGTATGATGGGTATGGACTATCCTCTTTATGGAGGCCTTCCATATGGACGTTTGATGGTATATGCAGGCCTTGAGCACTCTGGTAAGACTACGGCTGCCTGTGCGGAACTTGCTGCATATCAACGTGAAAATCCTAACAAGATTTGTGTTTATGTTGACGTCGAGCACTCTCTTGATCTTCAGTTCCAAGCAATGATGAACGGTATCGACCTTGAACGTCTTTATTATATCAGTCCTGAAGGTATGTCAGGTGAACAGATTCTTGAAATGATTCTTGAGCTTGAAGAAACCGACGATATTGGTCTTATTGTTCTTGACTCTATTCCAGCTCTTGTACCTCAGTCTATTATGGAAAATGAGTTTACCAAAGACATGGGTATGCGTGGCAATATGGCCAAAGGTCTTCACAAGTTCTGCCCTACTATGTGTGATAAACTCGCTCGTAAGGGTAACATCATGATTATGATTAATCAGGTTCGTGTTGCTGGTACCACTTTTACAGGTGCAGCTATCTACAAAGAGCCGGGCGGAGACGCACCTCGTTATTATGCTTCCGTTAAGGTTCGTTTCGGTAAGAGAGTATTTATGAAGGACGGCGATGAGATCAAGGGTGACGACGGTGAAGGTGCAGATGGTTTTAGACTTAAGTTTAAAATTACTAAGAACAAGACTTGCGCTTGCAATCGTGGAGGCGGTTTCATTACCTACAAGTATGAAACTGGCGCTGATACTGTAAATGACCTTATTGACGTTGCTCTTCAGTTTGACTTTATTAAGAGACTTAATAATGTAACTTATGCTCTTGTAAATCTCTCTACAGGTGAAGTAATCACTGACTCTGAAACAGGTGAAACTTTGCAGGGCAAGAAAGCTTACCTCATTGAGTATCTTCACACCCATGATTCTTTCCGTGAAAAGTATCTTGCAATGATTAAGGAATTTATTTCTGCATCCAACGATAAGTCCGTTCTTGATAAGGAATCTCTAAAAGCCATTGAAGCTGAAGAAGATGCTATCGAACGTCCACAGGAAGACGAAGCAAAGCGCAAGATTCTACTTGAGGATGCTTAATGATTATAGGTACTGCAAAAAGAAATAAGGAAGGGGCTAAACCCCTTCCTACTCGTCATTACTCCACTAAACAGGAAAAGACTGTATCAAAAGCAGTAGGCGGAAAAGTTCAAAAAAATTCTGGTGCCACGGATTTTGCAAAAGGTGATGTTATTACATCAGGTAAGAATTCATTCCTTCTCGAGTGTAAAACAAAAACTTCTCCATCAGCTTCTATTTCTATTAAAAAAGAGTGGTTCGAAAAAAATCGTCAGGAATGCTTACTTACAGGAACTCCTCACCAAGCTGTTGTTTTCAACTTTGGTCCTGGAGAAGAAAACTTTTATATTATTGATGAATATTTGTTTTTAGAGCTCCTTAATCATCTTAATAGTCTAGAGGAAAATATTTAATTGCTAAATTATATACAAATATAAAATTTAAGGAGATTTTATAAATGATAGTTCTTATTAATAATAAAAATAAGCATTATAGTATCACTACTGACCAGAGTGACCCCGATTATGCCGATATCCCACTTAATGAACAAGTTTTTTATATTATAGACGCTTATGCAAAACACTTACAGAGTGAAAGAAAACTTGTAGGTAACGAGCAGATCTTGAGTATTCTTTATAATAGAAGCTTTGATGATGATGATGTTACTAACTATGTTTCAGCAGTTAATAGTTTATGCAGAAATCAAAAAGATAAAATAAGATTAGTTTGTAATGATACTGACCTTTTGTTTAAAGATTTTGAAAATTCAGACATTGAGTATTTCTATATATAAAAAGGTTATAAGGTGTAATATGCAAATTAAATTTTTAACTATCTATCATGAATTTGATAATGTTGAATACAGTAAACAACAAGCACAGGATAGTCTACTTTTTATGTGGATGAGAAGCTTGCAACTTCAACAGGTTAAGTTTATTTCGACAGCTAAAGTAGAATTTAAAGATTATGCTCTATTAAATTATCCAGATCAAGAAAAAGCTAAAAAAGAAATTTATCAAGCATATAGTCATAGAAATAAGAAAACAAAACATGTTGAGTATTGGTGGTGTGGCAAGCAGTATTCTGATTTTGATACTCTATATAATGCTTTAGCTGAACAAAAGCACTTAATGGAACTTATCATTACAGTGGAGGATTATGACTAATGATAAGACCAATTATAAAAGAACAGCTTGAAAAATGTCAATTTGCAGATTTAAATAACTATGATCCAGGCACTAATACTTTTTATATTAGAAAGTACTGTAAACCGACTTATGAAGTAAATCATTGTTATTTAGTTAGATTGCCACTAAATATTGTTAATACTCAAGATTCAGTGCTTGCTGTCAACTGGAATAACGGAACCTGTCCAAAAATTCAATATCTTAAAATTTATATTTCTAAAGCACTCGGCAATATGATCTACGTAGATAGTATTGGTTTTGATTTTGAAACTAAACAGGATTTAAATTTAATGTGGAGTGGTTGGTTAGATAGTGCACAACTTATGCAAATTGCAGCTTTATAAAATTATACTCAAGGACCTATGAAAATAGGTCCTTTTTTGTTGTATTATATAATATGTAAAAATATCTAAAAAGGAAATGATACAATGAAAAGTTTAGCTGTAAAATATCGCCCGCAAATGCTTTCCGAAGTAATTGGACAAGACACTATCACAAAAATTCTTACTAAAGTAATTGAAAAACAGGCTTATAAGCATGCATATCTTTTTGCTGGTCCGTCAGGAGATGGCAAAACCACTATTGCAAGATGCCTTGCTAAAGCTATTAACGGTAGCAGTTACGAGCCTGAGGAGTTAGACGCAGCTTCTAATGGTAATATTGATCAGATTAGATCTATCGTAGATGCAGCAAATCAGAGAAGCCTTACCGGTACTTATAAAATTTATATTATTGACGAGTGCCATGCTATTTCAACTGCCGGGTGGCAGGTATTTTTGAAGTGCTTAGAAGAATGCCCTGAGTATACTATTTTTATTTTCTGCACTACAGAACCTAATAAAATTCCTACAACTGTTCAAAATAGAATGCAACGTTTTAACGTTGCAAAAATTAATTCTCAAGATATTAAAGCACGATTAGCTTATATTTGTCAACAGGAAGGCTTCACTAACTATGAAGATACTTGTGAGCTAATTAGCAAACTTTGTAACGGATGCATGCGTGAAGCTATTACAAAGTTAGATCAGTGCGCGGATCTTTCAACCGACCTTAGCCTGGAAAATACTAAGTTGGTACTTGGTGAAGCGCCTTTTGAGCGAATGCTTAAGTTAACTAACTGCCTTATTGGAGGAAATGAGCAATTCACTCTTGCGGCTATTGAAACGTTAGATAATGAAGGTAAAGACCTTAAACAATTTGTTAATGAATATTTAAGCTTTATTTTGGAGCTGACAAAATATATTTTATTTAAAAACATAGCTTTAACAAATATTCCTGCCTATCTAGAAAACTCAGCCGATAGCATGACAAATATTGCTTATACGACCTCTTTTGAAGGGGCCCTTGATTGGTTTAACTATTTAACAGATAAGCTGTTAGAAGCTAAAAATACTATTAAATATGATACTTCTGTAAAGGCTGTTGTGGAGGCCTATATGCTTCAGATATGTCGTAAGATTTAATAATAGGAGGTGTTAATCTATGACTAGTATTATTGGCCAAGCTAAACTAACCTCAATTATTGATTCTTATACAAAACAAACTTTACCTAAAACTTTGATGTTTGTAGGTCCGCAAGGTTGTGGAAAGCATACTGTTGCAAAGCATGTAGCTGAAAAATTTGAATTAGATTTTGTGGAGCTTGAAGATACAGCTGCATCCACGGATTTAGATGAGTTTTTATTTAAGACGATTGATACTCTTTATCTTATCAATTTAAATAAATTTTCAGAGAAGCAGCAAAACATTATTCTGAAAACTCTAGAAGAACCTTCTAAATCTGTTTATATTATTTTAATTGCAAATTCTGAAGTTAATGTACTTCCAACTGTACTAAATAGATGCATAAAATATAGTTTTGAACCTTATACAAAAGAACAACTTGAGCAGATTACTAATGCAAATATTAACGACCTTGCATTTAAAATATTTAAAACACCTGGCAAACTACTAAACTTGACAGAAAGCAGTTTTGCTGAAGTTATTGCATTAGGTAAAAATGTTGTTAATAATATATCTAGTGCGTCTTACGCAAATACTCTGGTTATTTCTACTAAAATAAACTACAAGGACTTGTATAATAAGATAGATTTTAATCTATTTTTTGATGTGGTTGAATATCTGGCTTTTGAGGACTTTAAAAACAATAATAATGTTAAAAGCTTAATTATTTTTAATGTAACAAATAAGTTTAAACAGTATGCTACACAGCAAAATTTACTAAAAGAAGCCTTAATGTTAAACTATCTTACTACTTTATGGGAGGCGGTACAGTAATGACTCTAAAAGAACTTAAAGACTGCGTTACTAATAATGTCGTACCGTCTGACTTTATGATTTTTATTCGTAAAGATAATAATTTTTTAGCAAGTCAGTACGTGCAAGCACTATGTAAATTAGCTGAAGGCGGTATTACTAAAATAAGTAGTATTTATGAACCTCAGCAATCGTCCCTTGCATTACTCACAGCACAAGAAGGAACTCTTAATATTTTAACAGTAGAAACTTTTGATGAAAGAGCTGAGAATTATAATCAGTTTGAAAATACTATTGTAGTATGTGACCAAGTTGATAAAAGTATTGCTAACAGTGTTGAAAGTTTTATCATAAAGTTTCCAGAGCTCGAAGAATGGCAAATTTTAGACTATGCAAAAATGCTTTGTCCAAGTGTAGCTGAAGAAGACCTTTTGTGGCTAATTAAGGCAACAAACAATAATATTGAACGTATTTTAAACGAGCTTGATAAAGTATCTTTATTCAGCAAAGAAGAGCAGAAAGTTATTTTTAGTTCTATCAGGTTTGATCCACAGCTAGATCTTTATAAGGCTGATTTATTTACTGTTGCGGATGCTTTAGTTGATGGTAATATTTTAGTATTACGTGAATTCTTGAAATATAGTGGTTATAATGACTTAGAGCCTGTTGTATTAGCTAATAGAGCTTTATCAAAATTAAAAAACATTATTATTGTTACACAAAATCCACTGCTAAATGCTGAAAACTGCGGAATTTCGGCTGGTTATTATAAACATCTAATGAATAATTATCGTAGTCTTAATATAGAGGCTATAAAACAAAAAATAAAATTTTTAACAAATTTTGATTTGAAATTAAAAACGTCTAAGCTTGAATTAGATAAGCGTGAAATGTTTAATTACTTAGCTAATAATCTAGCTTATAAAATTACTTTATAAGGAGGGCTAATGCAGGAAATTAATCTTAAAACTCTTGATAGATACTCTTACTCTAAAATCTCTTGTTATAAGCAATGCCGATTCAAGTTTAAGATAAAGTATTTAGATAAAAATTTTATCTTTAATGCAAATATTGCGACTGACTTCGGGTCACTCGTACATTCCATAGAAGAAGAAATTGCAAAAATACTTCAAGTCGGACAGAGTATTAATTATATAGAATTAAAAAATAAATTTATTATTGAATGCAGAAAGATTGCATTGAAATATCCAACTGAATTTTACTCTAAGGATAAATCAGGACGCACTTATCAAGAAAAAATGTATTTGTATCTCGACTCAGCTATTTATAGACTTGAGAAATTTATGCAAGAAAACCCTAATTTAAAAATTATAGGTATTGAGCAAAAATTTGAATATAATTATGATAATGTGCACTCTTTTAATGGGTCTATCGACCGTGCGTTCTTAGATACTGAAACAAATGAAATACTAATACAAGATATTAAAACTTGGGCTGTAGAAGCACAAAATAGCGAATTAAAAGCGCCTTTACAGTTTGCCGTTTATATGATGGCAGCAGAAAAGCTGTGGAATATCCCATTAAATAAAATTAAATGTGAATATGATCTGCCTTTGTGTAATATTCGACAGCGAGCTTTATCTGACGATATTGTTGGGGAAGGCCGTGATGTTTTAGACAAGCTTTTTAGCGGTATTCAGAAAGAAGACTTTAAGCCTACTGTAACAGCTCTATGTCATTGGTGTGAATATAATCCTCTAACAAATCCAGATATTTTAGAGACAAGACCGGATGCTGTTTGTCCATATTTTAGCACTTGGCAACAGTCAGGTGATAATGTACGAGATACTCTTATTACTTGGCAAAATCTAGAATCTGTACCAGTAGATAGACAACTCTGTATTAGTCAATTAAAACAACAAAAATTAAGTAATTCTGTAGGAGAGACTAAATGAACTACCAAGTAGATATAGTTATTATTGGCGATAGCCTTGAAGGCAATAATATTATAAAAAAGATTGCATACGGTAAGCCAACTATTAAAATAGCTTTTATTAGTCGTGAGTTTAGAAGTACTACTACTCATGACTTCTTAAATGTGGAATATATTAAAGAAGAAGTCATTTTTACAGACTATAAAAATAGACTGTTCGGTTGTTATCTTAAAAATGGAGACCGTGTATATTGCACTCACTTAATTATAGCGTCAGGACTCAAATATGAGCCTTTAGTACTTAACAATAAACAGGTACCTTGTGTATTTAATAATACCTTAGATATCCCTAAAGCGGCAAAAAATCAGCCTGCTATTGTTGTAGGGCAAAGCAATAGCGATGTAAAATTTGCATTGGCTGTAGCAAAAAAATATAAGCACGTTTATTTATGTACTGAAAATCTTACTATTGAAAATATTACACCTGCAAACGTTAAAAAACTCACTGAAACAAAAAACATTGTTGCTTTACCGAATACGACGATTGTAAAAGCCATTTTGCAGGACGACCTTCTTAGTAACGTTGAGCTTAGCAATTATTCTACCGTAACATGTTCTGCCATATTTATAAAAACTGCTGCTACACCTGAAACTGACTTTGTATCTGATAAGTTCATATCAAAAGAGGCTGGCTACCTTAAAACTACAAACGTAGGACAGTCATTACTTGTACCTAACTGTTTTGCCGTTGGAAATTGTGCTTGTAAAAGTACAAAAAGAATGAGTCAGTTTATCATAGAAGAAGTATTAAAAGATTTTTAATCGGAGGGTTTTATGTTAACACTAGAACAAAAAAATAATAATGAAATTAGATTTGTGGAGTTGCTCTCTAAACTAAATATTGATCTAACAGAGATTAATAAGCTACTTGACCAAGTCAATTACTTTAATGCTCCTGCTTCGGCTCAGTATACCGGAGCTTATCCTGGCGGTTTATGTGAGCGTGCTTTAAGAACTGCTCATGAACTTGGTGTATTGTGTAATGCTTATTTCCCAGGCAGATACTCTGAAGAAGATGTTATTAAAGTAGCGTTTTTTAAAGATATCTACAAAGCAACTATGTATGAAGCTTATATGAAAAACGTAAAGAATGAAGAAACCGGACAATGGGAGGCGGTTCCTGCATATAAAACTCGTGAAGGTACCAATCGTCCTGTTTATGGTGATTTAGGCTTTAGTTCGTATATGCAGATTAAAAACCTGGTACCACTAACAGATGAGCAAATTGAAGCTATTATACACTCACGCCCAACCGACTTTGCACCGGATATTCATGATATTTGTAGAGCTTATCCTTTAGTTACTCTAACAAGAATGGCTGAAATGGCAGCTAACTATATTAATTAATTATATAAAGCGGTCTTTTTATGACCGCTTTTACTTTTTATATACTGTATAATATAAGGTAGTTGTAGATAAAAATAACAAAGGAAAGATTAAATGAAAATTTTACTTTTTACTGATTTGCACATGTGTCCTAGAGCGAGCATCATAAATAAATGGGGCACAAAATACCCGAGCAGACTTGAAAATTGTATTGCTTCTGTAAATTGGCTGGAGCGAAAAGCGGAAGAGCTAAACTGTGACTATATTATAAGTTTAGGAGATTTTTTTGATAAACCAGACCTAGCAAGCGAAACTATAACTGCTTGTAATGAAATTAACTGGTCAGATATAATGCATTATAGCCTCGTAGGCAATCATGACGCATCTACAAGCAGTTTGTTGTTTAACTCTGTAAATAGTTTTTTAGGAGATAGACACAAAATCGTGACAGAACCTTCTGTTTTACCTCTTGATGACTGTTTTATCTGTTTTTTACCTTACGTAGTAGAGTGTGACAGACGACCTCTAAAAGAATATTTCTACAAGCTAAAAGAAGATAGACCGGTTGTCATACTTTCACATAATGATATTAGTGGTGTTCAGCTTGGGCCTGTTATGTCAAGAACTGGTTTTTCTATTGATGAGATTGAGGCTAACTGCTCACTTTTTGTTAACGGGCATCTTCATAATGGGCAGGCAGTTTCTAAAAAAATAATCAATTTAGGTAATTTAACTGGTAAAGATTTTGGTGAGGATGCTTTCAAGCATAGCCATAATATTGCTGTTTTAGATACTGAAACTTTGCAGCTCACATTCATTGAAAATCCTTATGCATATAATTTTTATAAAATCCAAATTGATACAGAACAAGATATTAAGCTTCTGAGTACTTTAAAAAATAATGCAATAGTTTCTATAAAATGTGATAGTGTTTTAGTAGAAAAAGTTAAGCAACGTTTAACAGAATTAAAAGATACTATTATTGAGTCAAGAATTATCTTAGTAAAAAAATTTGAAACATATTCTGATAATACTGTTGAATTAGACCTATCAGTTGATCATTTAGCTCGTTTTATAGAATGCTGCAAAACAAATATTGAAAACTCTTCCTTGCTGGACGAAGAGCTAGGTGAAGTTTGTAAATAAGCTCATTTTACAAAATACTTACTTATTTAAAATTATTGTATAATATTATTAGGAATTAGGAAGAGGTTCTATAGAACATATGGAAAAAGCAAATAAACATCTAAATAGAGCTTATTTAAAAAGCTTTAACAATCTGATTAAACAATTACCTACAAAAATAGATTCAGGTTTAATTTTATTTGTGGAATATCTTAAATATATTAGAGATACGCTAGTAATTACTTCTGAGGCAGAATTAGAAGAACCGATAAAAACAAATGTTGCTACGCTTGCTGCTACGATAGCAGAATTTGAAGCATATCAAAAAAGCACAGATATAGACAAAAAAGAATTTCATTGGAATAATTTTTGTGAATTTATTAAGTTAAATATGAAGGAGTGGTTGAAGCCTAATGATTCAATTTAAAAAAGTAATAGTGCATAACTTTGGAAGCTACGGCCACGCTGAATTAGAATTGCAGAATAAAGGTTTTTGTCTAGTTTCAGGACAAAATAATTATATTAAAGACAATGCCTTATCTAACGGTTCCGGTAAAAGCTTTCTGTGGGGTGCTATCTGTTATGCCTTGACGGGTGAAACTATTAATGGTATTAAAACAAATTTAAAAAATATTAATACTGAAGAACCTGACTGCTGGGTGCAGTTGGACTTCTTATATAATAAAGATTTATTTAGTTTACATCGTAGTGTAACTCCAAAATCAGAATTAAAAATATTTAAAAATGATATTGATCTAAGCGGTAAAGGTATTCGTGAATCTGATAAAAAGCTACAAGAGCTTATTCCTGAGTTAACAAAAGATCTTATCGCTTCCACTATTATTATCGGGCAGGGGATGCCAAACAAATTCTCCTCATTTAGTCCTAGTGGTAGAAAAGATTTACTAGAAAAGCTTACTAAGTCAGATTTTATGATTGAAGACTTAAAAGCTAGAATAGTAGCTAGACAACAAGAACTAAGTAGCAAAATAAGAGAATTTGAAGATAGCTTACTTACAAACAAAACGCAATTAAATGGTCATTTAGCTTCACTTGAGCATTTGCGAACAGAAACTGCAAACAGACAACAGCCTAATTTTGATTTGTTAATAGAAGAACAGGCCACTAAAATTGCTCAAATACAACATCAACTAGATCAGTATGCTAGCATAATTATCTCTCTAGAAAATCAGGTTGAAGAGCTAAATACAAAGTTACTATCAATCACTGATGAAAAAGCTAAAGTTAGTACAGAAGAACTTTCTGCTTATACTGCTTCTTATACAAAACTTTCTGAAGAAAAAACCAGGTTAAGTTTTGAAATCTCAAATTTAACAGAAGAAATCAAAAAACTTAAGGCTATTGTAGATACATGCCCTACTTGCGGGCAACATATTCCAAATGTAAGTAAACCTGATACAGGTGAACAGGAAGCTAGATTAGCTATCACTCAAGCTGCTTTTAGCGCTACCAATGATGATATCGTAAAGTGTAATGCACAGCATCAAGAGTACATAACACAAATCGATAACGCTTTTAAAGATGAACTAGCTCTTGTAAATAAAGCTATAGCAGAGACTAGACAAAATATAAGTTTAAATAAAGCTAGTCAAGCTAGCTGTTTAGCTAATCTCGAACTAGAAAAAAATACTTATAATAAGCTTGTTTATGATAAACAAAACTGGGATAGTTATATTAAAAAGCAGCAAGAGAACATTACTCAGTTAGAAGCTAAAGTAGCCAGTCTTACTAATTTAATTGCCATAACTAGCTTATCCAAAGAAGACTTTGATCAGCGTATTTCCATTGTTAAGAAAATGGACCAGCTAATCAGAAGAGATTTTCGTGGGTATTTATTAACTAATATTATAAATTATATAGATAATCGAGCAAAAGATTACTGTAATACTGTTTTTGGTACTAGAGAACTTTCACTAAGCTTAAATGGCAACGCTTTAGATATCACTTATTGTGGTAAGCTTTTTGACGGGCTATCTGGTGGTGAAAAACAGAGAGTTGATTTAATTTTGCAATTAGCTATCAGAGATCTATTAACCTCATATTTAGGTTTAAGTGCAAATATTTTAGTCTTAGATGAGGTTACTGACTTCTTAGACAAAAAGAGTTGTCAGGCTGTTATGCAGCTTCTTGAAAAAGAATTGCAAACTGTTGAATCTGTTTTTATAATTTCACATCATGCCGAGGAACTTGAACTTCCTGTGGACTCTGAGATCAGAGTCATTAAAAATGAGCATGGTATCAGCGAACTATACTAAAGAAATGAGGTAACTATAGAATGCTTTGGAAAAAGCCTGCAAATCTTCGATATACGGAGCTTTGTATGTATATTGACGAAAACGTACCAAAAATAGTTAATCCAGGCGAAAACCCTGAATTAGAAAATACCATTTATAATTATTTATGGTTACTAGTAAAAGCCTTAGCTATTAAGAAGTGTATGTTTAAAGACTTTCAAGACTATGATATGTACTCTTTTTATGCAGCAAATCGTTTATTTTTTGCACTACGCAAAAACCAAATAAATCAAGGAAAAACTATTAAAGGTAAATTAATCAGACCGATAAAGTCGTGTCTGAATTACACTAAAGCTTTATTATACCCAATGAAAATTGAGTATCAACGAGAGAGCTTTAGAGAAGTTATTGAAGAAGAGTTTGTATCTAAGAAATTTGATGCCTTCGCCTATGAAGAACAATTAAAGAGTAGCGCACGAGAGAGTGCAGGAGTGACTTTGCAGTTTAAAGAGTATCTTTACGAAGCTCTATCTAAAAGTAGTAATCTATTAGATAAAATTCTACAAAAGTCGCCTTTTAACGAGTCAACACCAGAATATCAAAATTTAAAGATTTCAATACTCTTAACCAGTATTCAAATCTTAAAGAATAAGAAAAAATTAGATGCTACCCCACAGAGCGTGATTCTATGGCACCTACCGAAGAGCATGTCTAATTACACAAAAGTTTTATTAAAAGAATTTTTTATGGCTATTAAACTAGAAATTATGGACTGCTATAAAACATCTGATATTAGTGAAGCAGACTTAAAAAATATTTTATCATCCGCAACGGAGGCAGTATATAATGAAGAATAATATTAAAAAAAATCTTAATTCACTACATTTATCAGACATTTATTCTTTAATGCTTTTCATATTGTTTAAAGTACAAGATATACCTGAATATGCCGTTACCAGTGAATTATGCTATTTATTAGACGGCGCAAATATGACTAGACTGCTTACATATTTTGCCGGTAGAACTGTTACCTTTCCGACAGAAGCTGAAATGGCAGTAGTAACAAATGCTTTGCTAATGTATCAATATATAAATATCGATGGTGAAACTTTTACAGCGGCGCAGAATAAGCTAGGTAAACTTACTAAAAAAGAAAAAGATAGAGTAACTGAACTATATGTACAGTTGCTGCCTATTATGAAACAATATAATATTGATAGGAGTCAAATTCAGAAACAGTAATGGCAAAGTTTAACAGAGATGCAAGAACGTTTGAAACACGTGTATCCTTTATACGTGATATTTTTACTAATAAGTATAAACCTATTGAAATAATGGCACACTGTATTCAGTATAAGCTAGATAAGTCATATGAAGTATATGTAAAAGATATTTTAAAAAGTATCTGGAACTTAAACGGTCAAGACCCAATGAAAATTTTAAAACGAGTAGATAGTGACGGAAAGGAAATTTAGTTATGGCAACACAAGTAAGTATTATTAATGATGTAGGTACTCTGCTTAGACTACCTACAAAAGTATCAAATGAATTAGTAGAAAAAGCATGCTTAAGTATAGGTAGCATTATCAATGATGCAAAGCGTAGAGGAGAGGAGCAGGTAGTAGTTAATATCGGTATAGGCTCTCTTAGTGTAAATCTACTCGATATGCAGTGTAAATTTGTGCCAGGTAAGAACCTTAAAGCTTCTATTAAATCTGCGTTAAATTCTGATATTAACCCACTGGAATTAGCACTTGAACAGGCTTTTGCAGATAAACTATTAGCTATTTGTGAAGAGGTAATTTAATAATGATTGATGAAACTAAAGATTTTACTAATTTGCCTGTGACTGACGAAAATGCTGACACAGTTACAGACTTAACAGTGCCTAATTTAAATGAAGAATCTTTAGCTTTAATCGAGCAAATTATTTCTGAAACAGATGAGCAAAAAGCTAAAGACCTAACCTATTTATTCAACGCTAATCAAAATAAGAAAACAATGGTTAGAGTTAATAAACTAAGTGACCTTTTAGACGCTATAACGGATCAAGCACTTACTAGATTTACTGCACGGCCAGATGAAATCTCAAACAAAGAACTGTTTGACGGTCTGAAAGTCGTTCAGGATCTTATTGAGCGAGGACAAAAGCAGGTGTCAGGTGCAGGTGAAATGCCTCTTATTCAAGTAAACAACCAAACAAATGAAGTTAACATTGGTGGATCACCCAGCAACCTTAGCAGAGATTCTAGAGAACGTGTTAAATCAGCAGTAATGAATCTTCTTGACAATTTAACAGCAAAGCAGGCTATTGAAGCTGTTGCAGTAGAATCAGAAGAAATTATAGAGGAGAACGAGGATGGCGGACAATAATATACAAAGAATTTTGGATCGACTTGAAATAGAACAAACAGGTAATTACGATAATCACTTCTATAAAATTGAATTTGAAAATAGTGATGAGTATGCTAAAATTTATACAAAATTAAGTAAAAATGCAATTAATACTGAATTTCCTACATTTGGCACTAATACCAGTAATTCTACGGTTAAGGTAACTAACTATTTTGAGTTAGAAGAAGATAACAATAAGTATCTACTATTCTTAATCGCCGATTTCGATAAAGATGAATATTATTTAAAAATCGGAGGCGTGTAAGTTCTAAATGATTTTTGAATTTTCAGTACAAAGAACATTTAATGAATCTATTGACGTTGTTGATATCGGTAATACTGCTCTGCGATGCACAAATAATCAATTAGATAATTATTATATTATAATTAAAACCGTCCTTGGAAAGACCTCTATATTAAAATTCGGTCCTATCTGCCCTGATCTTGAAACATTATTAAATGATTTTTCAGTGAGCTATAAAAAGATAGACTACAAAGAGCCGGTTATATGTAGAGAAATTGATAAATTTATTAATGACTTTAAAAAAGACATTAAAACAGTAGAAGAAATTACTGACTATGAGGCATGGAAAGATTTTCCGCCAATCCAGCAGTGGTTTGAAAATGTTTAAGGAGAATATATTATGGCAGTAAAAGATGTAAGACACTACTTCTATACTATGCTTTCGCAGTATCTAGAAGAAAAACAAAATTTAGCTGATTTTGAAGAAGCTCTTAAAGAAGGTCTTATTACAGAAGAACAAATGCAAGAAGCAACCGATACTGTAGCAAGTCTTGAGGCAAATTACCATAGATTGGCTTATATTATGTATCTTCTCGATATGCCGAACAGGGAATCCAAGAAAATAGGCTATGTAAAACAGCATAATCAAATTTTAGAAGAGTTGCAAAAGCTCGGTGCAGATATTGACTCCGTTAAAGAAGAGAATTCTGATGCACTTATACATTTTAAAGCAGCTTTAAGAGCTTTAAGTAAAAAAGACGAGTAATAAACTCGTCTTTTTTAAAATTATTAATTTATTAATTTATTAATTTGTTGTATAATATAAAGTAGCATTGGCTAAATTTAATATAGAAAGCGAGAACATTTATGGAAACAATTATTTTTGACTTAGAAAAGTTAGCACAACCTGCTGAACCGCTTACCTTTCTAACAGAAGAAGGTGCTAAAACTGAAGAAGGCACTGATATTATTGCTAAAATTAAAGCTGTCATGGAAAATGATAATAGCTTACTAGCTCTTTCAGCACCACAAATTGGAATTAATAAGCGTATTTTTTGTCTGCGTTTTAATGACCAAATTAAAACCTTTATTAATCCAATTATTACAAAGAAAAAAGGCTTAAAAATTACTATTGAAACTTGTGCGTCAATGCCAGGCAAAGAAATTGTTATTGGTAGACCTGAAGAAATCACAGTAGTTTATTATAATGAAGATTTTAAGTATGAAGATAATAAACTTATCGGCATTGCAGCAAGTTTATTTGATCAGCAAGCACAAATTTTAGATGGAGTACTGCCAAATGAGCTAGGCCTTGTGTCTGACATAGAAGAAGACGGTAAAATTGAAGACTCGGACTTAACTGAAATCATTCCTTTCTACAAAGATACTTTTTTGCCGCGCAAGTTAGCAAGTTTAAATAGTGCTATTGAAGCAGACGAGGAGGCAGCTACAGCTTTTCAGCATCTAAAGTTTACTGAAAGTGTTATTAATGGTCGTATTGCTGTTATCGAAAATGAGGAAGAGACAGCTAAAAGAGCAAAAGCTAAAAAAGCAGCAAATAAAGCAATTATTGGAATGAATCGTGCTGAAAAAGCAGCACAAAAAAGAGACTTTAATAACTATGTAAAAAGTCTAAAGAAAAAATCACATAAATAATGGAGGTTTTTATGGCAAAAAAGATGATAAGCCTAGAAATATCTGATGAGCTGAGAGAAGCCTTGCGGGTAGAAGCCTTTAAACGCTCATTAAGTATTTCTGCTTTAATTCGACAATTGCTCGAAAAGTCTTTAGAACAGTCTTTAGACAAGGAGCAATATACAGGTGAATAAAACAGATAAAATATTAGTAATTGTTGAGTCGCCAAATAAATTAAAAACTATATCAGGAATTCTGAAGAGAGCTGGATATACAAAAGCAGTAGTGATGGCTTCAGTTGGACATATTATGAAGCTAGCAGACGGTGGTCCCGCATACAACTCAGGCATTTACCCAAAAAAGAACTTTAATATGAATTTAGTTGTTGCCGACGACAAGAAAAAAATAGTAGATGAGATTGCTACTAAAGCTACTTCTGTAGATAGAATTTATGTTGCATCTGACAATGATAGAGAAGGAGAAATAATTTCTTGGAGTCTAGTAAAATTTTGCAACTTACCAATAGAAAAAACTTTTAGGGTTGTAATGCACGAAATTACACCAAAAGCTGTTGTCAGTGCAATAGAAAATCCTGTGCCTTTTGATAATAACTTAGTAGATGCAGGATTAGCTAGAATAATGACAGATAAACTTATTGGCTACTCGCTTTCACCAATTGTAAAAAAGTATATTGGTGCAAAGTCGGTGGGCCGTTGTCAGTCTGTCGGACTTAAACTAGTATCAGAACGCGAAAAGGAAATAAGTGAATTTATTCCTGAAATATATTTTAACCTATATCTAAATTTTACTAAATGTGGTAATGCATTTAAAGCAAAATACTCCGGATATAAACAAGAAATTATTAATAAATTTAATAAGCAGACTGATGTAGACGCCGTGGTGGCTGATTGTAAAAATTCTCTATATACTGTAGAAAATACAGCAACAACTAAACACAAGGAATCTCCAAAACAACCTTTTTGTACCGCAACTTTTCAGCAAGAAGCTGCTACCAGACTTGGTTTAAGAGTTAAAGATGCAATGAGCTGTGCTCAAAAACTTTTTGAAGGTATTAAAGTAAATGGAGAACACGTCGGGCTAATTACATACATGAGGACAGATTCAACAGAGATTACAGCTGAATTTTTACCAGAACTTAAAACTTTTATAGAAAGCACTTATGGTAGTAAAAAATACGTTGGTCCTAGAAAGAGTAAAAAGAAGTCTACAGACCAAGACGGACACGAAGCGCTAAGGGTGGTAGACCCTAATATGACACCTGAAATACTGTCCACACATATAAATAATCCACTTCTTACAAAAGTATATAAATTAATTTGGCAACGTACTATTGCTTCTGTAATGCCTGCTGCTACCATAGCAGAAACTGTTTATACAATAAATAATAATGATCATAAGTTTAGTTTAAGTTCTAAGGAGTTATTGGATACTGGATATAAAGCAGCTTATGAATTTGAAGATAATCAAATTTTTGGTTGTCCAGAATCGTTTATTGTAGGTGAAGTATTACAAGATACTGAATTAGAAACTATACAAAAATTTACTCAACCAAAAGCACGATTTACAGAAGCAAGTTTGGTTAAAGAACTTCAAGCGAGAGAGATTGGGAGACCGTCTACTTATGCTAGTATAGTAGAAACTATCCTAAGTCCATCACGCGGATATGCCAAACTGGAAGAAAAACACATAGTTCCAACCGACAGAGGCCTTCAACTAGCAGATTATTGTGATCGATCTTTCCCAACGTTGGTTAATGTAAACTATACAAAAGAAATGGAAGAACGGTTAGACAAAATTGCAGCTGGTAAAGTTGCTATGCTGGACTATATGGAAATCTTCTATAAAAATTTACAAGGAGTTATTAAAGATACTAATGAAACTGGCATAGCACCAGAGATGCCTGAAAAAACTTGTCCAAATTGTGGTGAGCCAATGATAGTTAGACGAAGCAGATTCGGAAAGTTGTTTTATGGGTGCTCCACATTTCCAAAATGTAGAGGTATTATTAGTATTGATTAGCAAATGAAACATGGTTAACATTTTAATTTGCTAAATTAATTGATTTAAAAATATTATTAAAATAAAGGAGAGTTAATATGGCTCGTATTTTTACTACGCCAGAGGCAGAACAAGCAGCAAAATCACTTATGCATGATATTACTGTTGCCGGCGGTATAAATCAAAAAAACCTACGAACTAATACACCAGGTACTTTTTCACGTCCAAGCTATGTTACTGCCGCTCAAGAGATCTGTAATGAGTTAGTAAATAGAGATTTTGCAGATCTAGATAATCAGCTTAGAGAAATGTCTCGTTATTACTATAGAGTAAATTATGACGGTAGCGGCAAAAATAAATCATTTAAACCAGAAGTAGTTGCAAAAGCTATTGTTTGGTTAGCTGATGCGTTACAACTCTACTGGGATGACACTGTTAGAACACCATATGAGATAGATGAGTTTAAAAAGACATTGTTAGGTGATGCTGTTTATAAATACGGTAGATATATTTCAGCTATATCAAATAGAGCTCCTAGGGCAGCTTCTGCGAGAATTTCAGGTCAGGCACCTAAAAATGGCTATAAACAATCTGGTTCGCAGCTCAGCAAAGTTAGAGACCTTATTGATCTTCCTGGAAATCCTGGAACTGCCGGTACCAGACTTCAGGCGGACACTGAGTGGATTTACTATATTAAAGGTAAATTAGATAATTCTAAAAATGCAGCAATAGTACATGTAAAACCTTTAGCCACTAATCCTAAATATATTGTTGGTAATACTAATAAAGTTTGTATCAGTAGTGGTAATGGTTATACCGACTGTACATGTTTCTTCGATGACCCGAATGACGCACAAGCATTTTTAGATGCTATTATTAATGCTAATGCTATTCCTGTGAATGTATCTGGTTTACAGGTCGTTAAAAATAAAGCTGATAAAATTCAAACAGATGAAAATGGTAATCAGACTGGCGGATACTTTATGGTTGGAACTGAGTTCGGTCCATGTGTTATTAAGGCCGCCACATTAAATGAATCTTTTGAAGATATTGAAGAAGCTGTAGAACGCGCTGTAAGCTGGGAAAAAGCAACTGAAGGCTACAGCAAAGAAGAACTTGATGAACTTCACACTTGGATGCGTAGAGATTAATAAGGAGGTAATACTAATGAGAATACTTAAACAAAAGTTGGTAGAAAGCACTGCTAAAGCAGTTGAAGAATTAGAGAAAATAGCTGAGGCTGCTGAGCTTACTGAGGATGAAATGACTGCGGAAGACTCCACTGTAGATGACTTAACTATTGATGATGTATCAACAGCTTCTGTCGATGAAATTGCAGATGTTGTTCAAGATGCTGCAGAAGCTGCTTCTGATGGTAAGGAGACCTACTCAGACGAAAAAGCAGAAACTATTGCAAAAGAAATTAAAACACATGCAAAAGGACTAGACGTTACAGCTTGGGCACCGCTTGATGTACCGAGTGAATTAACTGACAAACTAGATGACTGCCTAGCTAACGCTATGGCTGCACATGCATCTGGGGCTAAAGACGGTGTCGACTTGCTAGTATGTGGATTGCCTGGTTCTGGTAAGACTGGTATTACTAAGCAATGGGCAAAGGATAGAGGTGTAAATCTTTTCTATCTAAACGCTAAGAACGATGATCTTGGAGCAATTCTAAATGGCTTCCCTGTTGATTCTGTTGAAACAGATGCAGATGGTAATGAGGTTCATAAAGTAAAACGTTCATTCTCTACTGCTCTTGATGGATTAGAAGAACCAAATTCTGTTCTATTCTTAGATGAGTTTAACCGTGCAGCTCCAAAGCTTCGTGCGTCACTTCTTACACTTATTAATGAGCATACTGTTGAGGGTCCTAATAAAGACGGTACGAGAGAATTCAAAAATTTACTTTTTACCGTTGCATGTATAAACCCATCGGTTCCAACAGACCCTGGTGCTATGGATTTAAATGATGCTGAAATGTCACGTTTTGTAGATACTATGGATTGGGACTCAAAGCCTGACGATGCAATCAGATATATTGTTTTCCATTTAAATAAACTATTAGAAGCATTAGATCCTAAAGATGAAAATTATAACTTCTTCTATATTCGCTATAATAAAATTATGAATTTAGCTAATGCGTTAATTAACGACCCACGTTTTGAGTTTGATAGCCGTGATGACTTACTTGATCTATTTAATGATAAGGCTAAAATGCTAAACCAACGTGCTATTACAGATGCTCTCATGTCACATGGTTATAATAAAGATAAGTTCTTAAATTGGGTTGATAAGTACTCAAAGTTCTTAGATAAGGATAAAGAGATGATTCATGAAATACTAGATCCTTGGGTAGAACTTGATGTTGCATTACCTGATGGCTCAGAGCCTACTAAAGCAGCTCCTGCTGCAAATAATACTGCTCAACAGTCTAACTCTAATATAGATGATAGTGATTTTGATAGTGTATTTGGTGATGCCGGTGAAGAAACTGACTCTGACTTATTCGGCTCGACTGCTTCCGCTGCGGGCAGTTCAGCAAAAGTTAGCGCTTCAGATGCTTTAAATCGTATTAAGAGTTTTGACTTCTCACTATAATTCAACACTCTGTTTAAAGGAGAATATAGCATGCACATAAATAAAGCATTGTTAGAATCTTCTGCAATTACAAGACACTTTATGACTGACAGAGAGCGCCGCACAAAAAAAGCTCTCTGTCAGCTTTTAATAGATAAAGGTCATAGAAAGTATGCAGAGCGATTTTGGAAATTGGACTTTAATATTATTGATTCTAAAAAGCATCCTGACTTTACAGCTGCTATTTCTTTTGATGAAGCAACTGTGTTTATTAGTGATGGCTTTTTAGGTAGCGGTCAAGGCATTTTTAATCAATTAGATGTATTATTACGTCATGAGCTAGCTCATAACTTAATGATGCATCAAATTAGATTGATGTATGTTTTTAAGAAGCTTCATGCAAATGACCCTGATGAAGCCTATGAACATATTCGTTATAGTTCAAGTCTTCATAGGATTTTAAACTGCATCGAGGACTTTGAAATATCTAATAAAAGATATACTTCTACAGATAAAAAAATCGTACGTGCTATGCAACTAAATGGTAAAGTTATTGGTGGATTAGTGACTGAAGACCATAGAGGCAATTGGGCAAACATGACTCTTGAGGCTATGTATGATGAACTGTCTAAAGAATTAATTAAAATCAATAGTGAGATCAGAAGTGACCCAAATTGGAAACCAATTAAAGATGGTACTTATAATGAAGTTGATATGATGAAAATGGAAGGTGCCGAGCTTATTACTAGATATAGCGACTTTATGCGTCCTTCTGGCATTCGTGCACCTATGGACATATTTATTAAATCAAAGGCTTTTAACAACTATGCTGATATCTATAAAAAGCTAGTTATCACTGTCTATGAAGCTTTAAAAGACATGGAGTCAGATGCAGAAAAGCAAGAACTTTTAGACATCGTTAAAGAAATTTCTTTAACAGATCCGCAAGAAGTTTTTGATATAACGCACCCAAAAACAGGCGAAGTTATTTGCTCATTGTACACGCCTGAAGATAAAATGTTGGCTTCTGACGTTTTAAAAAATATGGGTGATAATATTAACTATAATCCACAAAAATTTAATATAAAGAAAAAGGCAAATTCGCAAGAATATAAAGATGCTTGGAATAAAGTAGTTAAAACTTTGGACTCAAGTAAATTTGATGATGATGTTCTAACTCAAATACGAGATGCTATAAAAGACGTATAAAGAAAGGTGAGTTATAACAAATGGATATTAAAGATATTTTAGATAGTCTTGGTTTAGACTTAACAAATCCAGAAGCAAAACGAGGAGCTTTAGAGGCAATCGAAGCTATTTTAGATTCAAGAACTCCACCACCTAATTTTGGAGGTGGAGCTGGAGTAGCTGGTGGTGGCGGTGGTGCTGAAGACGTTGAGATAGACCCTGATCTACTTCAGCCATCGAGAAAACACCAAGCACCTGGCAGTAATGATGATGTAGAAATTGAGGATGAAGATAATATCCTTGATCAGGTACAATATAACGACCCTGAAGATGATTCTAGTAACAATTCTGATTCATCTAGTAATTCATCAAGCTCTGGTGCTGATAGTGATACAACCGATAGTACAGATGATAGCGGTGATACTGACGGCTCAAACGATACCACTGACACTGCTTCTGATGATGATAGCATAGGGGATGGTACTTCTAAAGATGCTGAAAAGTCGGATGATGAACAAACACCTACTGATGCAGAAACAGACGATTCTACAAGTGACGAAACCTCAGCAGATGCTGACGGAGATAGCACAGAGGACGACTCTGATGTTGACGACAATTCTGAAGCAGCTGATGGTACTGAGTCTTCTACAGATACAGATGAACTCAGCGATGATACCGGTGAGCTAAACGGCGATGAATCAGATGATGCTGCTGCGTCAGACGGCTATGATGATAATGAGCTATCTGATGACGATGACATCGAAGACTTTGATGAAGATGACTTATTAGATGATAATCTAAGAGATACTTTTGATGATGAAACTGCCAAAACAAAACAGGAAGCCCGTAAAATAAAGCGTGAACGTACACTACAGGCTGCTAAAGTTGCTTTAGATAAAGCAAAAACTAAAAAAGCTTCAGCTAGTCTAGTACGTGAGCTAGAAAAAGCCATAGAAGCTCTGGAATCGCTTACTGAAGCAGTTTCAAAAAGTTTAAAAGATATTTCTGATGATGAATTCAATTTATTGATTAACAGAGTATTTGATGCGATAGAAGCTCTAGGTGACTCTGACCTTACATTTACGTCTGATGAAGATCGTGCACTTCAAGCACAAGAAATCAAAGATGATATAGCTAGTACTAGAACACAGCAAGAATTATCTGCAGAAGATATAGCACAAATTCGTGCTGAGACCCAAGCAGTTCAAGCACGCGAAAAAGAAGCAAATAAATATAAAGCTCGTGCTAGAAGCTCTTTTAAAGGCTTCCAAGACTTTTTAAGTAGTTTGTATAGAGCCATAGCACTACAAGTTCACGTAGAAGAAACTCGTGATGACTCTTGGGGTGCTATTAGTAGACGTAACATGGGCGCTGGCGTACTTCAGCCTGGTAAAAAAATAAATGAGTTATCAAACAAGAAAATTCCAGTTATTGACTTTTATTTTGACCAGTCTGGTTCTTGGGATGAGAGTGATATTGCTGTAGGACAAAAAGCTGTTCAACAACTAGTTGAAATGGAAGAAAATGGACAAATTAAAATAAATATATTTTACTTTTCTGATGATGTTTATACGGATGCAGGAGACGCTCGTGCTTCTGGCGGTACCTCTGGTTGGAATGAAATTGTTAAAAATGTTATTAGTACGCAAGCAACAAATGTTATTATCATGACTGACGCTGATATGGAAAATTGGTGGAATGGTCCAAAAGCTTTATCATATATTGTTCCAGGTTATGTTTGGTACCTATGGCGTGATGGTATAAATGCACCTAGACTGCCACGCGATCTTAAAGGACGTGGAGGTACACAGCAATTCTCGTTCAGTACTGCTGACGCTTAAGGAGACTAAATGAGTACATACGAATTAAAAGATAAAATAAAAATTACTAAAGACTTTCTAAATGACTTAGAAGTTAAAAGTTGGCAAGATATTGAACATCTACAGCATCAGATTGAAAACATAGAAACAACTAAAGAAAATATTGCTTTAGTTCAACTACTTAAAAACCTACTTACTAGTTATTATGTTTTTATAGGCGGTTTGGAAAATTTAACTAGCGATGCTAGTTTAGCGGCTGAAGACTGTGCTGTACCTAATGCACCTGTAGAAACCCCAGAAGTAGAAGTAGCAGTAGAACCTAAAGTTACTGCAGACATTGAACTAAATTATGAAGCTTCTTACGACGAAGTTCCAGATAACACTAAAATACACAGTACTGACTTTGAGCCTTTCGAATATTTTGTAGATTTCGATGAGCCTTCTGGTGAGCCTATTTCTGATGAAGACCTTTATGGTAACTAAATATAATAAAACACCTTAATATTTTTTAAGGTGTTTTATTTTTTGCTAAATTATACGATGGTCGTGGCGGTGGACTTAGCCTTTCACCACCGCTGCGTTCCGTCTTTCTTTTAAATATACTTTTCATAAGGAGAATACTTCTAATGACTACAAATAAAGAAGCTATGGCTGAAGCCAAAAAGAGAAGACGCAGAACTAAAAAAGTATGTGACTCTATAGGTTATACCACCGGTAGTATTGGGTTAAATATTGATAGATTTAATAAAGCTATGGGTACAGATTTTGACCAAGGTGCAACCATAGATGCTGCTGTATCAGAAGGAGGCGCACTTACTGAAGCAAAAAGATATGTACGTCGTTACTACATCCGCCCACAGAATTTATTCTGCAGCAATAAAGCAGAAATTATTAAAGCTCTAATTGAAATTGGTAATGCTAACTGCTCTATTTATACCTTAAATAATCTAGGCGACGATAAAGACGTTTCAAAGCTTATGAATAGTGATATTATTTATTACTATGACGATGGAATTCTTTACGATAAAAATAAAGTAAAAGTCATGGATTACGATCTTTCTATCAAAAAAGAAGAAGATCGTAAACATTTTGCAAATGTTGCTAAAGCGCCTGAAAAAGAATTCAAAGCAGAGTACTCCGACCGTATGACTGATGCTACAGAGTTAGAAGAAAGCTTCTTTAACTTAGATTTTGATGATTATAATGTATACGGTGAAAAGCTAACAGAAGCTAAAGAAAATTTCTGTTGTATCTGCGGAGAACCTGTTGAAGGTCATGGAAATAATCCTGAGCCTTTTATGTCATCAGCTGACGGGCGCTGTTGCGACGGTTGTAACTTAAAATTTGTTGTTCCTATGCGAGCTGTTAAGGAGGATTAATATGGCAGTACCACAAATAACAGACCCTAAATTAGTAATACCTAGTAGAGAGGACTTTGAAAAACTCTTAACTGCCAAACTAAGTTATGAGGCTAAACAAGGAACACCAGACAGAGATGCATGGAACAAAGCGCATTTTAATGAAACTCCTTGGGGAATTTCATATAATGTAAGTATTGGTAAATATAATAAATCAATGGCTTCTTATAATAAGGCTGCTAATACTAAAGTTAGAAGAAAAGCACCTCAACCTAAGCTTGATATAGCTTTAAAGTATTTAATAGTCGCAATAGCAATTGATTGGCAGGAACTTATTGACCAGCTAAAGCGTGCAATTAAAAACTGGGGCTATACATCAAATGATCTTAAAAATGTTGCTAATAATGTTTGGCTAAACGACGCACAGTATATTGCAAGTTTATGTGATCAAGTTTCTGTTACAGAACTTATAGAACAAATTTCACAAAAAGATGTAGCAAACCTTAATGAAGCAGTAGAAAAGCATAATACTTTAAATTCAAAATTATTTACAAAAGAAGAACTTTTAAAAGATCGTGTTAGAGATAAAATGCTAGAAATTGTAGATGAATTTTTAGCCGATTTAAAAGAGCAAGATATTAGAATAAAAGTTGAAGATATAATATTTATTGGTTCTAATGCTAGTTATAACTACACAAAAGATAGTGATATAGACCTACATGTACTAGCTAATGCAAAAGCTGCCAAATATGACAAAGAGATCGCAGCAGCTTTATATGGCGCTTATAGAACTATTTTTAATAAACAACTTGATATAAAGCTTTATGATATTCCATTAGAGATCTTTGTTGAGACTGAGGACAGTGCTAGAGTTAGCAATGGTGTATATTCAGTAAAGAAAAACAAATGGATTAAAAAGCCTGTAGCTGAAGATATTCCAGAATATGATACTAAGGCACTTGATGAGCTTGTAGCTGAATGGGAAGCTGACTGTAAAAAACTTATCGATGATATAAAATCAGATAAGCTAGATGACGAAAAAAAGGTTGTAAAGATACTTGAAGATATTTATGAAAAACTTCGTAAAAAAGGAATATCAAAAGGTGAATATTCAATAGAAAATTTAGCTTTTAAAGAGCTTCGTAATAAAGGTTATCTAGATAAGTTTAAAGAATATCGAAATGAACTTGTATCTAAACGACTTTCTTTAGAAGAACGCTTAGACAATAAAAAACGTCTTGATATATATAATCAAATTACTAAAATGGCAAATCAACATCCGCCTGTAATTCAAGATAATGGAATGTTTTATATCTATAACCTAAAGGCCTCAGAAATAAGCTCAGTACTTAGAGCTGTCAGAAGTTTACCTTTTGTTATTGAAGCTAGTACGCATGAAAATGGTAAGTATGATTTTAGCCAAATGGCAACTACACAGTTACCTACTAAACACTATGATATTCGTGGAACTATTGACGTAAATATGTAAAATTAATAAAGAGTGCTGAAGTAGGCACTCTTTATTTTTTATCTCTAAATAATTTGCTAAATTATACAGTAATTCATTTGAAAGGACTTAAATAGTAATGAGAAAACAAACTCTTCAGGAACAATGCTTAACTGAATTACTTAAACTAACAGAAGCTAATCGTACTTCTCTCATAGCACAGTCTAGAAACGTTGGTGTGTATAAAAACAAAGAAAGAGGCGCTAATAGATTCCAAAGAAAGAAGTACTCTAAACTTGCTAATGCTGTTAAAAGCTATAATAAGATAGACATGAACTCACTTTTTAAACAGGATATTTTATTAGTGAATATTCCTGTCGTCGGAGAAAGCGATGAGTATACTGTTACTATTAAACTTGAGGGCGTTGTTGCTGAAATTAATAAGAATATAAAAAATAACGGCAATAAACTTGAATATAGAACAATTGTTCAAGCATTGACAAAAGTATTTAATACTACAGATGTTTATATAAAATGTACTTGTCCAGATTTTAAATATCGCTTTGCTCACTGGAATATCTTAAAAAATGTGTCTGTTGATGATTCTTCTAAAGACCCAGGACCCGGCAAAGGTATTGCAAACCCCAACGATGATAAAGGTAGAGGTTGTAAACACTCATTATTAGTATTAGCTAATGGTGACTGGATGATGCGTGTCAGCTCTGTAATTAATAACTATTGTCATTTCTTATCTGAGAAAAAACCAGAAGCTTTCCTAAAATTGGTATTTCCAAAGCTTTATGGAGTGCCTGCCGATGAAGCAGCTGAGAATGAAATAGTAGCTGATAATGAAGACTTAGAAACTGGAAAAGACCTTATCGATGTTATTAATGACTGGGCAAAAAATCGTGGAAAGTTTAAAAAAGGTTCTAATATTAACCCAGTTTATGCTGATAAACTTTCTAAAGAACAGGATAAAGAAACTAAAGAAACTTCTGACAATAAGGCCTCTGCTACCAAAGCAACAGAGGCATCACACGAAGAAACGGAAGATAAAAAGTAATATTGTATAATATATAGTAAAAAGGAGAATTTTCGACTTGATGATATCAAACGAAATAAGTTTAGAACAACTAAATAGCCTGTCTCCTGAAGAGCGTGCGCTTGCACTTGAAATTTTAAAAGAGTACTCGCAAGAAGGTTTTTCAAACACGTTAGAAGACCTAAAATATTCCGACTTTGAAGAAGTACCAGTAGACATAATGACGTTTATTTCGGATGAACGCTATCTTGGGCGTGGACTCTATATTAAAGATGAGTTTACTGGAGAGCGAAAGTGCACAGTATTCCCATATTGGGTTGAAAAGTTAAAAGAGATATTTCCCGATAACTTAACTACAAGATACAATACTGTAATTTTAACCGGCTCTATCGGTCTTGGTAAATCTTTTATCGCAGTAGTATGTCAGCTATATTTATTATATAGAATGTTGTGTCTAAAAGACCCTTATACATACTACGGTATGCAGCCAATAGACAAGATCACATTCTCAATGCTAAACGTCACATTAGAGGCTGCTCAAGGTGTTGGTTGGGATAAAATGCAACAATTATTACAAAGTTCCGACTGGTTTATGGAACGCGGTAATATGAACGCTAGTAGAACAAACCCACAGTGGCAACCTCCAAAGGGAATTGAGCTTGTATTTGGTTCTAGCAATCGTCACGTTGTTGGTCGTGCCCTATTTTCAAACTTTTCTGATGAAGTTAACTTCGGCGTTGGTAATAATGTAGAAAAACAAAAAGCAAAATTAAAAAAGATGATTTCTCAGATTGATGCTCGTATGATTTCTCGTTTTGGTAAAGGCACCTATCTTCCAACGATGAATATTATTGCTTCATCAAAAGATTCTGAACAAGCTTTTATGGAATCGTACATAGAAATGAAGCGACAAAATGAGAGTAAGACAACTCTAATTGTAGATGAACCACAGTGGGTAGTGAGAAATGATAAAGGATCTCCAGATGACCCTGGAAGTTTTTATGTTGCAGTCGGTAATAAATTCTTAGCGCATGAACTTCTACCTATAGATGCTACTGAAGAAGAAGTAAACGCTTATAGAGAAAAAGGTTACTTTATGCTAAAAGTTCCTCCTATTTATAGAGAAGCTTTTGAAGATAACATGGACCTTGCCCTCACTGATAATGCAGGTATTTCAACTTCAAGTACGACTAAATATATCTCAGGTGTCCGTCTAAACCAGATAAAGACAGATACTTATAGAAATCCATTTACTAAAGACGTTATTGAAGTTGGTAATAGTCCAGATGATGTGATGCAATACTCTAACTTCTTTGATTTATCACGTGTTAATCCTAGGGACATGGCTAGACCGTTATTTATACATCTTGATATGTCTTTATCTGGAGACAAAACTGGTATTGCTGGTGTTTGGATAACCGGAAAACGCCCTCAGCAAGCAGGTAGTAGTGACCCGAGTAAAGAACTTGAGTTTAAATTAGCTTTTTCTGTGTCAGTCAAAGCCCCTAAAGGATTTCAAGTAAGTTTTGAAAAAAATAGAAACTTTATACGTTGGTTAAGAGACCGAGGTTTTGCTATAAAAGGAGTCAGCTCGGATACCTATCAAAGCGCTCAAATTCAGCAGCAGTTAAAAAGTGATGGATTTAAAACTAAAATACTTTCTGTTGACCGTGTAGATAACTCTACAAAAACGTGTTTACCATATGCTTTTTTTAAATCTGCTATATATGAACGTCATATACAAATGTATAAGGATTGTACATTGCTTACTGAAGAAATAGTCAGTTTAGAGAGGCTTTCAGATGGCCATATAGACCACCCACAAAATTTCTCAAAAGACCAGGCTGACGCAGTCTGCGGTTCACTATTTTTAGCAAGTGAGTTTGCAGAAGAATATGCTTATGATTATGGAGAAAATCTAGAAACGTCTTTAGATGTTAATGTAGCTGACTCTGATGACTACAAAAAGCATCAAATGATTGCTTCCTTTGAAGAAGAATTAACTAAAATTTATTTTGATATGTCTGCAGCTGATGCTGTAGTAGCTCAACAGAAAAAACAAGAATATGAAACATACCAAGATATTATGAACGGTATTATTATTTTATAAGAGGAGACCGTAGATTATGGCTGAAAATAAAACAAAAAAGAAAACATCACATCCACTAGTCGGTAGTCAAACACAGCCTGTGACACTGGACAATACCACAACTTTAGATATTGATGTTCAAAAAACTCTAGTTGATAATATTATCGAGGCTGGTTTAACCAGCAGACTGGATATGTCCTCATTAGAGAACTTCACCAGCATCTCAAACGCAAGAGATCAAGTATATCAACTTATTGACACCATGGCACAAGATTCTTCTGTTTCTGCTATTCTAAGAACCTATGCAGAAGATGTTTGTGAACCGGCCGATAATGGACATGTTATTTGGTGTGAAGCTAATGATCCACAGATTAGCAAATTTGTTAACTATATACTAAATATAATGAATGCCGATAAAAACATGTACGGCTGGACATACGCACTGTTAAAATATGGTGACCTATACCTACGTCTGTATAGAGAATCGGATTATGCAGATGAGCTATTTACGCCTGATAACGTTAATATCGCTAACTCTGCTCGTAGCACTCTAAATGAAGCATATGACGATTTAAATAAAAATTCACATGCAGATAAACTTGACGAAGCGGTTAATTTAAACTTACATTCTGATACAGACCCGTACAGTTTTTATGTAGAACCTGTTGATGACCCAGGCACAATGTTTGAGCTAACTAAATTTGGTAAAACATATGGCTATATAGAAGTGCCTAATAATGAGTCTGCTTTAGATGCTACTTCAGCTTTTTCTGGGTCATCTATGACAGGTACATATAACTTTAGAATGAAGTCAGCTGATGTAAATGTGTATCAAGCAGACGACTTTGTACACGCCTGTCTAGAAGATAACTTTACAAGATTTCCTGAGAAAGTTGAGCTTTTCATAGGTGAAGACGGGAAGAAGAGCCAGTCTTATAGTGTTCGTCGTGGCAAGTCACTATTATATGATTCATATAAAATTTGGCGTGAAAAAGCACTACTTGAGAATGCGGCGCTCTTAAATAGAATTACACGTTCTAGCATCGTTCGTAAAGTAGGTGTTGAAGTCGGTGATATGCCGAAAGAACAAGTACAACAAGTACTACGTAGAGTTAAAGATATGATGGAGCAGAAGAGTGCGATCAATGTTGGAAACTCTATGTCAGAATATAATAATCCAGGTCCTGTTGAAAATAATATTTATTTTGCTACTCATGGCGGGCAAGGGCAGATTACTGTTGAAGCTGTTGGCGGGGATGTTGAAGTAAAAAATCTAGCAGACCTTGATTGGTGGAATAATAAATTTTATTCTTCTTACGGCATTCCTAAACAGTACTTTGGCTGGACAGACGATGGGGCCGGGTTTAATGGTGGTACTTCGCTATCTATTTTATCTAGTGTTTATGCTAAAGGTGTTAAAAGTGTACAAAATGCAATGATTCAAGCTATTACTGATGCTATTAATCTATTCCTGTTAAACAAAGGACTTAAGAGTTATCTAAATAACTTCACTTTAAAAATGAAAGCACCAGTAACTCAAGAAGAAATTGATTATCGTAATGAATTAACAAATAAGATTAATGCTATTAGCAGTATGCAAGGTCTATTTACTGATATCGAAGACAAGCCACGTCGTCTACGTATTCTAAAAGCCTTACTATCGGCGCTCAATTATGGTGATGCTCTTAACACTGAAATTGATGCTGAAATTGAGGCTATCGAAAAAGCTGCTCTTGAAGCTGAAGAGGAAGGCGAGGAAGTAGACACTGCATCGGAGGCCGCAGATATGGACAGCGCTGAAACAGAATCATCTGCAGAAGAAGACATGGACCTCGGTTCACTTGATGCGTTAGAAGCGTTTAATACAGGAACAGGCGACATTCTTCTTGAGGAACAAGAACTTACTAGTAATATCTTAACAGAAGATGATCTTCCTTCCCCTGCTGACTTGGACTCAGAAAAAGATTTTTCAGAAAATAACTAAAGTTGATTAGAAAGGCATTTAAAAAATGATTACAAAAAACGATTGTTTAACTATTTTAGTCTCGCTAGAAGATAAGGGTATCAATATTGATAACCCTATGAAAAAGCTTATCACTACAAAAGATATCCCAATGGACGTATTAAAGTTTATCTTAGATAATCGTGGTATTGAGGTAGCCAACTTTTATGAGATGCTGCGTAAAAAGCACAATCAAAAAAAATCTCCGCTATATCATAATATTGTAAAAGAAATTGAAGATCCTGACGAAATAATTACAACTTTATCTTGTCTACTTGTTCAGATTAATTTATACGCAAAAAAGTTGACTTCTAACAAAGAAATTTTTCAGCGGGAAGTAAGAGCAGAAGAAATAACTAGAGTATTAAATAACTACTATGCTACTGGTGCGCTTGAACACTGTCTAGCTTTAATCAAACTGCTAAAAACAGACTTAATTGTTCTTGAGCATATCAGTGGGCGTAGAGAAGCTTTAAATTAATTTTTAATAAAAACCATAGCTAAGCTATGGTTTTTATTTTATTACAAAAAAATTCGCTAAATTAATTGATTAGACAGTAAGTCTAAATATTTAAAAATTACTATTCATATAAGGAGACATTTATAATGAATTATAAGAACGGTTATAAAGTAGTTTATGATGTTGCTGCTGGCGGAGAAAGAACTTTCTATGCTTCTAAGTCTAGCATCTATCCAAATGCTGATGACACAAAATTAGCTTCTTTTAAAGATGCTGAGTATGCAGGCAAAACTATTTATGAATATGAAGGCGAGTTCTATGTAGCTGACACTACTGCTGCTAAATTTGACAAAGAGGGCAAACCTACTGGTAGCAAAATTGAAGGCTTTGAAAAAATCTTAGTAGAGGACACAGATACCAATGAACCTGCACCTGCAAACATTGAAGAGCCTAAAGCTCCTGTAGCAAGTGAGCCTGAAAAAGATCCTGAGGTCAACAGTGGCGAAGGCACTTCTGACGAACAGGAAGATGTAGAATAATTTAATAATTTATTAAGTTTATAATTTAATAAATTGCTAAATTATTTAGAATGCTGTAATTAAAGAGGACGATTATGGATATAAAGAATAAAAGAATTCTTGAAGCGTTACAAATGCAGCCATTATCGCAGGAAGAAATGACAGCTAGGCATATATTAGGTAGATTATATGGTCCTATCGCTACTTGTGTTGAGAGTACTAGAAACGGAAGACTATATAATAAACCTCTTTGGGAGAAAGCTCTTGAAGATGACATTTTCTTAGAAAAAGTGGCCACTAAAGCACTTTTCTTGGAATTAGGGCATCCTGCTGATAGAGAAGAAACTGATATGAAGCAAGCTTGTGCCTGCATTCCAGAAGTTCCTAAAATTGTCGGTGATGACTTAGTTGCCTATGTTGATATTTTAGATACTCCTAATGGTAGATTGCTAAAAACGCTTGTAGATTACGGATTCGTTCCCGGAATTAGCTCACGAGGCTCCGGAGACGTTATGGATAATAATCAAGTAGATCCAGAAACATTTTTTCTCGAAACTTGGGATATTGTTCAACTACCTGCAGTTAAAAAAGCAAGACTTAATGTTTGTGAATCTTTAGACTCTAATGGTATGAAGCTTAAGAAAGCTCTTGCAGAGTCTTACAAAGCTGCAAAAGAAGAGGATAAAGATGCTATGAAAAAAGCTTTAGAAAATTTAAATATAGATATTAAAGAAGAACTTACTGAGGCTTATGAAGAAGTTAAAGCAGAAAAAAAAGTTTTAACTGCTGAGGATATTCCAATGGACCCAGATGCTGAAGAAGAAGTTCTTGTAGAAGAAATGCCTGCAGATGAAGATTCTGATGATAAAGCCGATGAAGTGACTGAAGAATCTTCTGAGGAAGTAACTGAAGAGTCTACTGAAGAGTCTGCTGAGGATATTGCTGACGAAGCTACAGAAGAGGAACCCTTAGAAGATTCTGAAGAAGCCGCTGCAGAAGTATTTGTAGATATTGATAACACAGAAACAGAAAATCTTGATACTGTTAAAGATGCTATTGAGCTTCTCCAGGAGTTCGATGATGACACTAAAGTTGAACTTGAGCCTGTTGAAATCAATGGCGAAGAGCATGAGTTAGACGGCTTCACATCTTTTGTAGATGAAGATGGTGAAGAGCCTGTTTTAGTTCTAGGTGTTCACTGCAAAGAGACTGATGAAGAATCAGTTGAGGCAGATTCAAATATAGAGACAACTGAAGATGAAGAAACCCCTGTTGAAACTATCGAAGAAGTTGGCGAGGACGAAGACACAGCCGATGATGACGGAGATGTTGAAGTAATTGAAAGCTTAAAAGAGATGATTCGTCAGAAGGAAGCTTTGGAAACCGAAGTTAAAGATTTGCGTAAGGCTAAGACAGTTGGCGATGCCAAAGAACAAGAGTTACAAGAAAAATTAACACGGTACAGAACTGCATTTAGAAATACTAGTGCAGAAGCTGCAAAAGTTCCTGAGCTACAATCTAAAGTAAAAGAGCTCACAGAAAAGTTAACACAATCAAGCAAAACTATTGAAACATTAACTGAAAAGGTTAATAACGCACAACAGCTAAAAGAGAGTATGAACACAAGTAAAGCTGCTGAGAGACGTCTTAATGAAGAACTTTCAAAGCTTACTAAAAAGTCAGAGGCTCTTGAAGCTAAATTAGAAGGTCAGACTAAAGTTTATACTGAAAAACTTCAGGAAAGAACAAACTTAGCTAAATCATATAAAGCTCGCTTTATTGAAACACTTACTAGATATGTTGAATCTAAAGCAAGCATGTTAGGTGTTCAGCCTTCTGAAATTACAAGCCGCCTCAATGAAAACTACACTCTAGCAGATGTTGATGCTGTTTGTGACCAAATCCTTGATTCTACTGTAAGTTTCAGTAGACTTCCATTCGGCGGAAGAACAAAAACTTCAGCCCGTATTGCTGAATCTGTTTCTAAACAGGTAAACAGAAGCCCAGAATATGGATATGAGGTTGATGATGACCTTCTAGAGCTTGCCGGATTGAAGTAATACATAAGCTCATATAAAATTATTAAATTACAATTATTAACTTTTAGAAAGAGGTATAATCATGAGACAAAATCTTTTAGAGACTTATTCTCGCCAGCTCAAAGTTGCTGAAGCTTATGTTGCTAAGAACTTTGAAGGCAAAACTATGTCTAGCAATACAGCTCTTACTACTGCTGTTCTTTTAGACAATACTAATCGTTGGATCACTGAGTCCTTAAACACTGAAATCGGTGCTACTAGCCGTGATAGCATGGGCGCTTGGAAGAAGTTCTGCCTCAACTTAACTAACATTGCAGTTCCTTCTCTTATTGCTAATGACCTTGTTATCGTTCATCCTATGACTTCTTATAGCGGTTCTGTTGCTTATCTTGAGTACGTTTCTCTTACTGATAAGGGCGGCGTTAAGAAGAATGATATGTTCAACAGCGTATTCGGCCATGGTAAGATGGACGACGCCCGTATGAACTTCACTTCTCAGGTTGTTGTTGAG